ACCAACGTATGCATCAGTAATCATAGCAGAGAATGCTGGGAAGTATTCTAAACCGAATACAGTACCAGGACCAAATTGCATCATCCATCTTTCTACAATGATATCTAAGCTAACTGCTTTAGGATTAAGATGCATTGCATCTCTTAAAGAGTTAACAAAGATCTTAATGTTTTCATATGGATTAAGATCCTTTTCTTTAATATCACTGTGTTTACGACAAGCTTTTTCAATAGCATCTTCTAATAAGATAGCTTCATTTTTAGAGATATCTGCTACTTTCATAGCAATATCTCTAGCTTTGTTTTCATTATCTAATTGAAGAATACCCATTAAGAAGTACATAGCAGAAAGATAAGTAACTTGAATCTTCTTAGATTCTTGAATAGAAATCTTTGCTAAGAAATCAATGATATGAGTAAAGCAATTTGCAAAGCATTTAGTAATACCAATATTCATATTCGCTCTACGTCTAAGAATATCAAAGTTTTTATGATAGATCATAGAAACACCAGCATTCATAAGATAAGAAACTAATGCTGTTTCATTTACATTGTAATCGCCATGTTTTGGATCTTTTACAATACAAGCAGATGCATCGATAAATACTTTGATTTTACCACGATCTCTACCTTTCATTTCTTTAGCACAAAATACTTTGAATGTTCTAGGTAAAGGAACATCGCAGTCTAATAAAACTGTATTTGTAGAATTAAGAATACGCAATAATGCTTCATCTGTTCTTTGATGTTTTAAATCTAAAATAACACCTTTGAATTCTTCTGTAGCTTTATCGATCAAAGGATCAGTCATAATAGCATCCAATAAGAGTTTTTGATATTTTGGATACTGTTTATAAAAGTAAGAGTCAGAGTAGGATTTTAATTCCTTCATGAGTTTTGTTTCCTCCTATCAGATATTTTTAAGTAGTTATTTTAATGTCCCTGCAGTAAATAAGCCCATTCTGTATATGATAAAATACGAGGTCTTAGACTTGTTATTAAGTGATAAAGAAAGGGGTAAAATTAATGCAATTACAAGATATTTTAGATCTTCATGTAGAAATGAATTCTAGTGATAGATACACATATGATGGTAAGAATGTACCTAGGGTTACTGAGGTACTTTCTAAAATGATTAGTGAAGAGAAGTTAATGAGTTGGGCAAATAGTCTTGGATTTAAACATCAGCGATATAGAGATGTATTAAATAAAGCAGCAACATTTGGAACTAAGATTCATCATGGAATAGAATGCTTTTTAAAAGGTCAAGAAGTTCCAGAGGATACTCCATCAATCTGTTTTAAAGCTTTTCAAGAATGGTGGAAAGTAATAAAAGAAACAGAATATGAAATCATTGGTCAGGAACAAAAACTAGTTTGTGAATGGTATGGTGGAACATATGATTGTCTTATGAGAATAAATGGAAAAATTTATCTTATAGATTTTAAGACTTCTAATCATGTAACCTATAAATATTATTTACAATTAGCAGCATATTCTAAAGTTCTTAGAGAAAAAGAGAATATTAATATAGATGGTGTTATTATTCTTCAATTAAATAAGTATCAACCAAAATACAAAGAGTATATTTTAGATCTATCTATTCCAGATCATAAAGAATACTTTGATTTATGTGAAAGAACTTTTATTTCTATTCTTTATAGCTATTATCATATTCATTATCTTGAGGAGAATTTTAATGATCTTGCCAAGAAACTTCATCAGTTCCAACCACAAAGTGCATGATAAATATGATCCATTAAATATCTTCGAAGACTTTACAAGATATATTAATGAATTTAATAGGACTGATGGTAATAAAGTTGTTAGATATATGAGGAAATGGATTATAAGATATATAAAATTTCCTTTATTAAGCAATAGGATATCTAAAGGCTCTAGAAAGATTCTAAAGGAATCTTTTAAACATCCTGAAACTTTGGTATATCATGTATTACGATATTCTGTATTCTTATTATACTTCACCATCTTATTTCAAGTAGACTTAGAAGATCTTCTTAAAACTATATTTGAAAATAATAGAGACAGCTGTGATATTATATTTGAATATAATGATACTAGAGAGAATGCTTTCCAACGTATAAATAAAATTATCATAATCAATTACAATTTAAATAGTTTATATCTTCCAAATAATGAAAGGTTTATAAAGACTAAACTTAGATTGGATTTAGATGAACACTTTTATACTATAGAAGAAACTATCTACAAATGTTCTACTAGATTAGAAACATCTGTTGCTGAAGTCGAATCTTTTAGAAGATTCCAGATAAATGAAAAGGGAATGATAATCAATCCTAATTATATCTTTAGTAATAACCTTAAAGCCGAGGAATACAGTAAATATTCTATAATGGCTGTTAATATTATGGGGATTTTAGATATTATATTAAGATCAGTCTTAAATGTTGGAGTTACAAAACAGATTCCAGATGATACTAGAGCATAAACTTGCTCTAGTATTATTCTTAACTTAAATTTTGGTCACATACTATAATAAGGTAAGGAGTGATTAAAGAAAACAATGAAACAAGTAGTAAGTTTTGATAATATAAAAGATACATTTGTTGAAGCTCATATATCAGATTTGCACTTTGGTACTATAGAGCCTTTAACTGAATATAAAATCTTAAATGAACAATTTTTAAACTATCTTGAAATGATGAATGTATTAGATATAGTATCTGTTAATGGGGATATATTTGATCATAAGTTTATGGCAAACTCTGATGCTGTAGTATACGCAATCTCATTTGTGCAAAGATTAGTTGATATATGTAAAAGAAAAAATGCAACCTTGATACTTATAAACGGTACTGGATCTCATGATGCTGATCAGCTCAAGATCTTTGTGCCATTTATGAATCAAGGTTGTGATCTACGAATTGTAACCCAGACTCAATTTTTATTTATCAAAGGTAAGAAAATTTTATGTATTCCAGAAATGTATAACATGGGTGAGCCATATTACAACCAATTTTTAATCAATTCTGGATTATATGATGCTTGTTATATGCATGGTACTTTTAAAGGTGCTATCTTTGGTAAAAATAAAAGAGATTTAGCATCTAATAGGGAGCCAGTATTTGATATAGAAGACTTTGGTAATTGTAAAGGTCCTATTATATCTGGACACGTTCATGTTCATGGTGTATACAGTAATGACTTTTATTACTGTGGATCTCCTATAAGATACAAATTTGGTGAGGAAGAAGAAAAGGGATTCATCGTTCTTCTACACAATATCAAAGAAAGAAAATATATGGTTCATTTTGAACCTATTAAGTCTTTCCGATATGATACTATTAATCTTGATGAAATGATTAATCAAGATCCTAGGATTATAATTGATTATATCAAAGCACTATTGAATGAGGGTATAGATCATCTTAGAATCCTTATTACAAAGAATAATCCTAGAACTATAGAACTGCTCAAGAATTTCTATAGAAGTAAGGCTAATGTAAAAATTGAAACTAACTTTGAACAACAGAAGATACAAAAAGAGTTGCATAGCATGAATCAGAAATATCAAAAGTATGATTATCTATTTGATAACAATTTATCTCCTGAACAAAAGTTGGTACAATATATGAACCAAGAAGAGGGAAATGATTTTTGGAGCGTTGAAAAGTTTGCTGACTTCATGTCTTATATTGAAAAACTTTAACCTCGAAAACATTATAATACTACTCGAACGAAAAATATAAAAAACTATAAATGGGAGTTTCTAGTATGACAGACTTTGACAAGAGAAAATCAAAATATCAGCCAACGAATACAAAAACTGCTAGAAAGGCTCCTCAAGCTTCTGGCATTACAGAGTATATGCTGAATTCGTTTTGCCGATATGCTCTCTCTATGAATGACAACATCCGTAAGCACGGATTAACTATGCTAAATAGTTTAATCATCAGGATCAATCCTGAAGATTTTATAAAGAATCAAAACTGTGCCATTAAGTTAAGATTCTTAAAAGCAATTCTAGAAAATAGAATGCAGGGATTGAATGATAGAGAAATGATTCTATCTAATATCGATCTTACTATGGATATAACTAATTTAGAAAAAGATCAATCTTTGACTAGAGAACTTTCTAATGATGAAGTTATATCTATTGAGGGTAATATTTCTATGCTATTAACTAATAATGAAGTTGATGAGCATATTAATGTATTACTCGATGCTATCACTAAGTATCAAAATGCAGATTTTAGAGAAAAGAATCAAACCATTGATTATTTGAAATCTAGAATTAGTGATATTCAAACTGTATTTAGACGCAATGAGGTAAATAAAGATTCATCTGATACATTATTCAGATTATCTCAGTTAGAAACAACAGTTCCAGATATTCATAAGTATGTAACTAGTCCATCATATAAACTAGTTACTGGAATGCAAGGATTTAATGCTATGCTTGGTGGAGGTTTCCAAAAAGAACGTGTATATTCATTCTTTGGTGCATCAGGTTCTGGTAAGACAACAACTCTAGAGAATATAATGTACCAGTTATGGAAATATAATCAAGATTTCATAACTCAAGATAAATCTAAAAAGCCATGTATTATATTACTAACAATGGAAAACTTGGTTGTAGAAACAGTTTGTTCATTATATCATATTATGACCAAAGGTAAATCTATGGAAGCATGTGCTACAGCAGAAGATGCAATAGCTCAATTCAAGGCATGCCAATTTGAATTTGATCCAGAAAATAAAAGAGCTGTAGAGTTATTTATCAAATACAAACCTGTAAACTCTGTAGATACTTCCTATATGTATAAGATAGTAGAAGACTTAGAAGATGAGGGTTTTGAAACTATAGCATTCTTACAAGATTATATGATGCGTATTAAACCATCTGAAAGAACAAAAGACGTTTATCAGGATCTTGGTACAGTAGTAAATGACTTTAAAACATTTGCAATCTCTAAGAAGATCCCAGTAATAACTGCATCACAGCTTAATCGGGAAGCGATGAAGATTATTGATGAGGGAAGAAATGCTAATAAGCTAGACTCTATTAAGAAATTAGGTCGTGCGAATATTGGTGAATCTATTAAGATAGATACAAACCTTGATGGTACATTTATCATTGTTCCAGAATATGATAAAGAGGGTAATAGATATCTTGGTATTAAAATGACTAAGCATAGATATAAACTTCCTCCTACTCATAGATTAGATTCTATATTCCAACCATTCTATCCAAAATCTGTAGCATTGGTAGAGGATCTATTTGAACCAAAAGCAGTATATAGAGAATCTCTAATAAATAATGATATTGAAGAGGTAACTTCTAAATTTGGTACAACAGAACATGTTTCTATAAATAACCCTGCCAAAAGATTAGAAGCTTTGAACAAGTCTGTTGATATGACAGCTGGAACAGGATTGGTAAAAACTCCTAAGAGAGACAATAGTGTATCAATGCCTACCGAAACAATGGTAGAAAGACCTCAAACAAAAATGGAAGATACAAAGCTTATAGAGATGACTCCTAAGTTCTCATTAGATAGTGAAGATTCTTCTCCATTTGCTAAGAATAAAAAGAAAGAGGTTATAGTATTAGTACCACCTCCACATCTTAACAAACAAACACATTAAAGTAGTGGTATGGGAATATTCCCATACCACTGTTTTTATTGTCTAAGACGAAGATGTACTAGAAGAACCAATAGATGCTGTAGAAGAATAAGATTTAGATATAAACTTATTCACAGGTGTAATGATCTTATCTTTGGCATGTTTTTGATTATAAGTATTCATAGCCATAGATTCTTTATTATAAATAATAGATAAAGCTTTAGACAAAGCAGCTTTAGGTAATAGATACAATGTTTTATTAGGAATTGTAAATTCATGGGTACTACAAATATTATTTAAACGTAAGATTATATAGAATAGTTTTGTAGAGCCATAAATTTTATATGCCAACATTTTTGGATTGTATTTGTATTTATTAATTTCTTGAGAAGATAACTCTATTAAGATGGATTGTTCTTTGAGATCTGTTAAGTAATCATCTAATAAGTTTTTTACTACAAATTCAAATCCATCTCTAGTTTCATAATAAGAGATAGACTTATAATCTGAATTATCACTAGCAGCATTACCAGCATCAATAAACTCTTTAAGAGTATGAGTTTCAGTAATACTAAGACTAGCACTATTATAATATATAGCCATTGGTTATTGCTCCATTCCAATAATTTGAGGTTTAGTAATATCACCGCTTAAAAAGGTGACGATAAATCTAGTACCTACTGGGATATATTTCTTTGGATAAGTTCTTGTAACTTCTCTTGGAAGAGCTAATTTAACTACTGCTGTTCTTTTTACTTCACCAAATTCTAATCCATCTGTTTCTTTATTCATAAGATTAGGAATAGATACTTGATTTCTATATAAAGCCCGGCTATTATTTTGCATACCTCCAGTCATTTGGAGTTTGAATAATTGCTCACCAGGATGGAATTTATTTACATAATCATCTAAAAGAATAGCAATCTCAGTATTAGAATTCACGTTATGAGTACTCATATTATTATCACCTCTTTCATTATTAGTGTGTCGAAATATAAAATATAAAAACGATATTAATAAATTAGTAATAGATATATTTAAAAGAAAGGAAAATTATTATGGCAAAGAAAAAAGTTAATGTATTAGGTGGAGATATTGCATCTTTAACAGACTTTAGATCATCTACTTGTACTAATCCAGAATTATCTGAGAGATTTATTAAAGATGTGATGAGAATTACTGGTCTTGAAGAAGATCATGAGGGTTATATTGTAGATACAGAAGAGGATTTTGAAAATCCAGATTATATTGTGGTGAGAGGAAAGTTCTTACGTCATACTAATAGAGGTATTCTTCATAAGAAAGATTTGATCTTCGATCCATATAATAATCCTATTATTATGGATGAGCTATTAAAACAATATTTACAAAAATCTCATCCAGAGATTGTATCTGCACAAATTATGTCTGCCAAGCCTAATCAAGCTCCAAAAGTAGATACTTATGGATATATGACGTTATTATATTCTAATGGAGCAAAGATTCAAACTGATATGCATTATAAAGATTCTACTAAATACCTAGAAGCATATATGAGATTAGAAGCAATGACTAATAGTTTAGTAAGAGAAACTCTTGCCATATATGATGCTTATGAAAAAGAATATTTTGAAGCTCTTGAAAATGAAAAGGTTAAAAAATGAGAATAGATTTTGAATTAACCGATGAGCAACAAGCATTGATAAAGGCTGCTGTTCATTGGTATAAACACGAATCAGAATTAGTATTCCAATATAGTGCTCCTGCTGGTGCTGGTAAATCTACAGTAATGCATTGTATTATAGATCAATTAGGGCTAAGACCAGAACAAGTAGCTCCTATGGCATACGTTGGATCTGCGGCTATTGTTATGCGACTTAATGGATTTTCAAATGCATCTACTGCTCATTCATGGTTATACAAATTAGAAGTAAAGAGCGAAAAAGATGGAGTTATGGGGAAAGAATATACTACTAAGAGATTCGTATATTCCCCATTAGATCCTAATGAAATTAAACTCATATGTGTCGATGAAGCTTCTACAATACCATTAAAAATGAGACAAGAGATGGAAACAAATGGTATTAAGATATTAGCATGTGGAGATCTCAATCAGTTGCCTCCAGTTGCAGATAAACCTGGTTTCCTTTATACTGGAAAGGTATTTAGATTATCCAAAATCATGCGACAAGCAAAACATTCTGCTATCGTAGAGATATCTAATATGCTTATTAAGGGTATTCAGCCCAGAATAGGCAACTATGGTGACGTAATGGTCATATCTAAAGATGATCTTAATGATGATATGATCAAAGCATATAAGACAATTATCTGTGGTACCAACAAGACTAGGGATCGATTCAATGGTTATGTAAGACGCAATATCTTGAATACATCCAGTCCAGTTCCTATAATAGGAGAAAAGGTAGTATGCAGACAGAATAACTGGAGAGTAGGAATAGATGGTATCAACCTAGCCAATGGCTTAGCTGGAACTGTTACCAATTATCCATCTATTACTGGTTATGAAGCTAAGAGTTTTATGATGGACTTTGTTCCAGATTTATTTCCAGATATTAAATTTGAGAAATTAAAATGTGATTTCAAATACTTTATATCTGATTATAGAACAAGACGTGAAATGAAGTCTATGATGAATAACAAATTCAGTTCTAAATTAGAAAAGTTTGAATTTGGTTATGCAATCACTACTCATATATCTCAAGGTTCCCAATATTTTACTGGAATATACTTAGAAGAGCATCTTCATAGAGATATACAGCGTAATCTAAACTATACTGGTATCACAAGATTTAGAAATTCTTGTATCTATGTATTACCTGTGAGACGTATGATGATTCCAGTAAGAAAATCAGTAGTATCTTTAAATGGTCAATCTATACTATAAAGTAATATAAAGAAGAAGAGGGTCGTAATAACCCTCTTTTTTTGTTTTAAACTACACTTCAAATGTATACTATAATAGTGTAGTGTAGTTCTAATTTAACCATATAAGGAGGAATCTAGATGCCAATATTTAGAGAACGGAAACAAATAGTACAGCTATTCGACCCTACTACTAGAGAAGAAGTAATTATTGATGACAAGCCATATTTGTTATTATTCGTACTTGCTGGTAATGATACTACAGATGAAGGTGAATGGATAGCTCTCAGAGGTAGAGAGACAGTATTCCAATATCTTCTACAATCATTCATGAATTATGACTGCTTAAATAGTTATGTCATGAGTGGTAATCTCGGATTAGGTCGCGAAGTATCCATTTATTCTTTTTTGCGTATGCTAATTGAAAAGCATTTTCCTGATCAAGGATTAACCGTTGAAGAATTAGATGAATATGTAATGGATTATGCTAATCAAGATAAGGATTCTAATCTAATGGAACCTGGTGACTTACAACTTCATTATTATAAAGAGATGAACTCACCAACTAAATAGTACTCATTAAAATTATTAAGTATTAGAAAGTAGGTGAAATTAAATGAGAGAAATCAAACCACAGTTTGTAAACAAGAAAACAGATAAGAGTATGTTTTTGGATAAAATGTATGGTGGTAATAGGAATGATATCATTACCATGGACCATATCAGAAGAAACATCAAATTTTTATTCAGAGATATTGCCAGAGGATCTGTAACAAATCCAAAGTTTGAAGAAGCATTAAAATCAGATACAAGGATATTACAATATGCATTAGATATGCTTGCATTTGATATTAGAAAAGCAAATGTTATCTTAATAGCATTAAATGATAGCTGCCCAGGCCTTTATACTAAAATAGGGGATTTTGGATTAATAAACGAAGTTATTAATGAAACTAATGCTAAAATGATCATGTATCAAATTATGTATAATGGCATTTCAGCTTATATTCAAACTGGTGATTTTGTTCAACTTAGAAGCATAGGGATGACGTTAAACAATCAATTCAATAGAAAGTATCAATCGGTATTCTTCTAATGATAAATGGCTATCGCTCGATATTTCATAGAACTACACTATCAAAGCATTCTATAAGAAGAATGAGACAGAGAGCGAACCTTCGAAATAAGAAAGGTCGTAATAGATTCGCAAAGAATATAATCCGATATGGATTATGTCTTTACGATATCCCACGTCATCCTAGATTTACGTCTTTTTTCTACTATATGAAGCATATGTGTAAAAAAGCTAATAACAAAAGTCCATTATGTAAGGTATATTTATATAAGAACTATATAGTTCCTATATCAATAGATGGAGTGATTATTACTTGTTTTGAAGTCAAAGAAGATTTCAAACAAATGTTTGATGAAATAGTAGAGTACAAGAACAAACTAAGAGATCCTAAAACGAATATAACGGAAAACATTCTTCAAGGTTTCGTATCACTTAATTAGGTTTACATTCAAATAAACCTAATTTTTAGAAAGCGAGGTATTCAATCTTGGAAACAGTTGACGTTGTAAAATTAAGAACTCTTTGTGAAAAAGCTGAGACTGAAGTAAGACGCGGCGATGGTTCTGTTGAAAAAATGAAATTCCCTACTCATGTCGTATGCGATAACAGTTTGAATGTAATAGATTATCATAATGGAAATGTAATTTGGAATGATGCTGAAGGCTATTTCGTATATTTCCTAGTAATGAATCCTAGTACTATTCATAACTCTCCATCTGCTGGTATGAGTTTTGGTGCTAAGTCCATGGTTCCAGCTGCTATGATCTGTATTGATTATGGCGAAATTCAAAATATTCGTTGTGAATTGAATGAGGAAGCATTTGAAGCGGTTGCTGCTGCTTTAAATATGACTCAAGATCAAATCGAATATAACAAACATCGTTTATTTGAACAAACAAATGCTGATATTGCTATTCAAAGAAAACGTATGTACGCTTATTCCAATCAAGCTCATAAAAACAGCCCTGATGGAAAACGTAACTTTACTGATTTGGAAGAATATGATAAAACAGTTCATCCAGTTTCATACTAATAAAAAATTAGTATGGGTATAACACTTTTATAAACCAATGTAATTTAGTTGCATCTGAAAATACCATTCTAAATAAATTTTCGGTTGTAAACTATAATAATGATACCAATTTGATATACCTCGTTATGAGGTATATCATCTGGGTATCGCTTTTTCCATTTTTATCCTAGGAGGGAAAAACTTATGTACAATTTTAACAATGGCTATGGCCAACAATTCAATGGAATGACTTATGGTAACAATGCTCCTCAAAACCCAACAATGTCTCAATTGTTGAGTCCTGAAGAAATGTCTGAGATCCAAAAAGCGCCTCAAGCATTCCAAACAAAACTCACTCGCGATGAGTATCTTCGTGCACTTTGTACACACAAAGATCAAAACGGTAATATTAAATTAGAAAAATTGGCAGACGGCCGTTATCACTGCCCAATTTGTAACTCTGATTTCAATTTGATCGATTTGAACGCTGCTAAAGGTGATATTGAACAAATCTGCTTGAACATGAATGATTTATATCAATCCATCAAAACATACTTGCCTAATCCAACTAGCAGCATGCGCGATATCTACATGATGATTGCATTCTTCAACAAAATCCCACAATTATGGGGTATTGCTAAAAATGCATTTGAAAAGATTACTAACGTTAATGGCGTATTACAACCAGCAGATGAAACTAACGCATTCCAAATCTTGGGTAACATCTTTAACCAACCTGGTTTCGGTGGTTTATACCCTAGCAACTTCCAAGCTGGCATCGGCAATCCTGCTATGATGTATAATGCTGCTCCAACAGCTCCTGTATATGGTGTTCAACAACAATTCCAACAACCAGGTGCTATGCAAGCTCCAGCACAACCAATGCCTCAATTCCCTAGTCCAAACCCAATTGGTACTGTAGAGGCTCCTCAAGATTTCACTGCTAATGCGGCTCAACCAACTTATGCAGTAAATCCTAACGTAGCAGCTGCTCCAGCCGCTAATCCTAACGTAGCTCCTGTTCCTACTCCAGATGTAGTAGAACAACCAGCTGCTCAACCACAAGCTTAATATAAGAAGCTTAATATTTTTTAATCTGATATAGGATTTCATCATCTATTACAATACATACAAAGTTCACACTATTCCAAATCCTATATCAGATATTTCTTTCTAACACAACAAACTCTAATATTGATTGCTAATCACACTATGAAGCGAAGATGGTTAACTCCATCTTCGCTTTATTTTTTTTATTTTAAAATATAAAATAATTATATACTATAAAGGTGAGAAGTATATTTAGAATAAAAGATATATTTCTTAATTAGAAGAGTATAAAATTTTTTGAAAAGAAAGGAGGGAAATTTATGTCATTGTATGATTCTGTGGTAGAACTTTTCTCAAAAGATGAAGAAGAAGAAACTTTAGATAACTATTATCGCCCATATGCAGAGAAAAGAAATATTGGTGAGATTAAGAAAACCGTTGAATTTGATGTAAATAAGTTAATTGAAAATCCAGAATTCTTGAGAGTGGTAGAAGAATTATTTGGAACCCCACATTTTATGGTAAAATTAGCTTTAGATGGAAAAGATGGTTTAGTTATCGAAATCCCAGTAGAGAATCTATTTAGAGGAAAAGATTCTAAAGATGAATCATTCATCAAAGTCAGCAGAGTAGGAATGTCATTTGTAACTATGAGATCAGAATCTCAACAAGTTAAAGATGATGGTACTACAATTGAGACTAAAAAGAAGATTGAAGAAATTCAATACGATTTTAAAGGATTGCCAAACAACTATCCTAAAGAAGTTGATGGTGATACGTTCAGCCTATTCGTGCCATATGCAAAGATGGCATACTTTGTAGAGGTATTAATATCAGATAGTATTATTAATATCAATTCTATGAAAGTAGTAACTTCAGAGCCGTTAGAATGCAAGTCTTATAACTTTAGTAAGAACAAGGAGGATAAATAATGGCTGAAGAAAAGAAGAATGTTAAATTGAATAACAATAGCAACAAGAAAGAAATATCAGAAGCTTATGTTGATACTATTAAAGAGTATCATGATCAAGCCACACAAGATATTGCGGCAACTAAAATGATCAGAACTGCAGAAAGTTTATTGATAGGAAACTGCGATACTGAGCTTGGAGAAAAAATTGTTCATAGAGAACTATTGAATATTTTGGCAGAATATTTAGAAAACAACAACTATGATATTCTATGCAACTCTATTTTAGAGTTAATTAGAGGAGAAGAATAAAATTAGTTAAGTAAATAATTTAGTTTTTAAAGAAAGACTATTTTGGTTTTTCTTTAATTATATATTTCACATTCTGAAAGGGAGAAACGAAGAAATGAAAAACATTAAAAACAAAACTCTATTAACTGCAGCTATTATTTCTGCAATGGCATTCGGCACTACTAGTGCATATGTCGTACCTACAACTGATGCTCCTGGTGATACACCTAGTCATGCTTTATCCAGTAATAGTGAATACAACGATGTGTATGCTGGTCATGGCGCATATTCTGTTGGCCGTCAAAATACCATTAATGCTAGCGCTACAAGTGCTTTTGCAGCAGGCTACAACAATACTATCAATGGTGATAATGCTGTTGCATACGGTAATTCCAATAAAGCTATTGGTACAAACTCCTTGGCTGGAGGTGAATATGCTACAGCTAAAGGTCGAAACAGTGTAGCTATTGGTTCTAGTGCACAAGCATTAAAAGATAACACGTTTGCCATTGGTTCTCAAGCTCGTACTAATGGTGTTAATACAGTAGCTATTGGTAATGGTGCTTATGCTACTGGCGCTAACGCACTTGCTATGGGTTATGGTACTACAGCAGAAGGTAAAGATTCTCTTGCTCTTGGTTCATTAGTTAAGTCTACTTCTAAAAACAACGTAGCTATTGGTATGGTAGTAACTACCAATAGTAATGATAGTGTTGGTATTGGTACCGCAGTTACTACCAACAGCAATAATAGTGTTGGTATTGGTAACAATGTTGTTAATAACCTTAGCAATAGTATCGGTATCGGTAACGGAGTTGCTACTGACTTTAATACTATTGGTATTGGTAATGGGGTTGAAACTAAGGTTCAAGACACTATTGCTATTGGTAATGGAGTAGTATCCAATGGTGAATCTTCAGTAGCCATTGGTAATGGTATCCATGCAGATGGCGTCAAAACTGTAAACATTGGTACAAATGTAAATGCAAAAGGCGTGTCTTCTATTGCGGTTGGTCGTGATACAACTGTAAATGGTGACGATACTACAGTAGTAGGCGCTAACAATGGTATTGTTGATGCTGATCAAAGTGCTATTTTTGGTTATAATAATATCGTAAAAGACAACTCTAAAGAACAATTAATCTTTGGTAGCAATAGCACTACTGAAGGTCAAGGCGCAACAGTTGTTGGTAGTCATGCTGCAGCAACAGCTATCGATGCATTAGCATTAGGTAATAATACTATTGCTGACGTTCAAAATGGCGTTGCAATTGGTACCAATTCTGTTACGGAATCAGCTATTGGTACATCCAATATTAAGGATAACACAACAGATATTCGTTTCAGTAATTCCACTTATGCGGGTTCTAACCCAGACTCTGTTGTAAGCTTCGGTACTAATGGTCGTGCCGGTGCTGGTGGTGTAACTAGTTATACACGTCAATTGCAAAACGTAGCAGCTGGTCGTGTATCTTCCACTTCTACAGATGCTATCAATGGCAGCCAATTGTACGACGTAGCTCTTGAAGCTCAAAAGTACAATACATTGGTTGACGGTACCAATACTACAGTTGAATCTAAAGATAATGAATTCGGCCGTAAAGAATACAAAGTAAATGTCAATAAAGACCTTGTTGATATGGACTCTGTAAACTTTGGTAAAGTAACAGACCCTAAACATTCTGTTGCTAACAAAGACGGTATGATTACTTTCGATGGCGATAAAGATACTAAATACACAGCAAATGGTATCGCTATTGAAGACCGTAATACTTTAGATGCTGCTAGCTATAATCTAGATGGCATGGTTGCCGATTCCAATGGCAAACATGTGGAATTCACAACTACTAACATTTCCGCTGGTGATCAACAAATTCACAATGTAACAGCTGGTACTGCTGCTACAGATGCTGTCAACGTTAAACAAATGAAAGATTACGTTGAAGCTAATAAAACTATCGTAGCAGCTGGCGACAATATTGAAGTAACAGAAGATAATGGTACATACACAGTATCTACTGCTAAAGATTTGAATAATCTTAACACAGTAAACCTAAGTGATGGTAATAATGAATCCCACTACACAGTTGAAGGTGTCAACATGACCCATCGTGGAGATGGTTCTGAATCTGAATATCACACAAACTACAAATATGATGGTATTCATATTTCCACAGTAGATGGTAGTGGTACTGCTGTTGACAATGTATCTTTAACAGATAAAGGTTTAGACAATGGTAATCACAAAATCATTAACGTTGCTAATGGTACAGAAGATACAGATGCTGTAAACTATAAACAATTAAAAGACAGCATTTCTACTGAATCTGTTATTACTGATAACCAAGTTGATAATATTGCTTCTGTTAGAGTTACTAATGGTAAATCCACTGGTGATGCTAATGCACAATACGGTATCTATGTAAGCAAAAATACTGTAACAGATATTGCTAAAGCGGCTAATAAATTTGAAGGTGACTCTGTAATCAAAGTAGAAACAACTACTGGTGCTAATCATACAGCAGACACTACAACATTCAAATTTGATGGTAACGAAGCTGCTAAAGTATTACCTGTATCCTATAAAGCAAATGGTGGTACTACAAATAAAGTAATGGCAGACAAAGGTTTAAACTTTGTTAATGGTAACCATATCAATGCATCCGTTGGTGCTGATGGTTTAGTACGTTTCGATCTAGATCAAAACATTCCTAACCAAATCAACTCTAACGCTAATGCAATCAATGGTCTTTCCGATAAAGTTGCTAAAAACCACAAAATCTCCGAACGTGGTATTGCAGGTACTGCTGCATTAGCTGCATTACATCCATTGGACTTCGATCCTGACCACAAATTAGATGTAATGGCCGGTTATGGTCATTTCCATGGTTCTAACTCTGTAGCATTGGGTGCTGCTTATCGTCCTAACGAAGATTTAATGTTCACAGTTGGTTCCACTGTTGGTAATGGTGATACAGTTGTTAATGCTGGTGTATCTTATAAAGTTGGTGCTAAATCTGATGTTTCCCGTTCTAAAGTAGCTGTATCAAAAGACGTTGCAGATATGAAACGTGAAATGGAAGCAATGAAAGCACAAAATGCTAAAATTACTGCGATCCTAAATGCAGTACTTGGTGCTGACTTACCACAAGATCAAAATACAGTATTCCCAGATGTTCCAGAAAATCATTGGGCATTTGAAGCTGTAGATGATTTGGCTAAACGTGGTTTGATTATTGGTTATGAAGATGGCATGTTCAAAGGCGATCGTGTATTGACACGTTATGAATTTGCTGAAGTAGTTCATCGTGCAATTCAACGTGCTAAAGAAATCAACGCTCCTATCGATGGTCGTTTGGTTGATGAATTCAAACCAGAACTTCTTCGTTTCGAAGTTGAACAAAATGGCAAACTAGAAAGAGTTCATGCATTGAAATCTAACAAAGATATCAAACGTGACTCCTATGGTAGCATTGTAAAATAATCTAAATAAAATTTCAGGTATGGGAGAAATCCCATACCTGATTATTTTTTTAAAAGGAGAAATATTATGAGTATGACAAGATTGGAAGAATTGAAATTTATTAATTCTTATATGGAGATTATTAATTTCAACATCAGAGCTATATCTGATATTATTGTAACTACTTGTATTAAACTTGATATGGAATTGCCATATAGAAATAGCTATCCAGAATTTGACGTTAGTTTTGGGTTAAGCAAGGACTTATATTTTGTTCCTGATGATAATATCGAACAATCTGAGACTAAAGAATCTGAAGATTGTTTTAGACCCGTTAATGCTATCTATATAAAGATGAACGTAACTGGTGCTACTATTTATTTAAAAGATCGTAAATTAAATCTTCTTGAAGAAACTATAAATATTGGAACTACAGAAATATTAGATGACTTTGGCAGATTTTTATATTTATCAGTGAATACTTGGAAACATAAAGTGTGTAAATTAAATAAGCTTAAAGCACAAGACTATGATCATATTTATGGATTACTTAATATGAATATGGAAAGTATTCATATTGTTCTTGATATGATACAAAAGCTTTTAGAAAATAAAGAATAATTTGTTTTAAAAATGGGGGTATATAATATTATGATAGCAGAAGATTTTGAATTTGTTCAACAAAGTGAAACAGAATACATCGAAGTCCTATATATGTGGAATATAGGAGGTATCGAAGTTAAAGGCTACAATATCAATGATAAAATTGTTGAAGTATATTTTGAGTATGATGGTGTAAAATTTTTAATAAGATCTCAAAAAAGACCTACGTACAGTGAACGATTCTTAGATGTAATTAGGGCTTTATTGATTGGCAATTATTCTAATGATATGGCTACAGTTATTAAAGTAGCTAAGAAGGTTAATAAACCAATTCTGATTACATCTGGTATTTATAAAAACAGTCGTGAATTTACAGTTAGATTAAAGTTCCCAGTAGAGAATGGCTATAGCATCCTATTCATGGAATTTGATAAAGTAGATCTAGATACATTATATGGTGTACGTTTTAGCTATGTAATCAAAGATGAAAATGCTAGAATTAAGCACGGTAATACAGATGCTACTAGAAAAGTTTTCTCTTATATGAATGATTTAATGTTTAATTAAGGAGTAGATTGATTATGTTGTATAGTGATATTAAAAAACGTCTTCCAGAACTTTGCAAAGAATTAGTTCTTATGATTCCTAAAGATATTGAATACTCATATCATGAAGACTATGAAGGAAATGTTTCTGTCAAAATTGTAAAAGATGAGGATAGAATCAATCTAGAAATTAATGATATTAAATTCAGTATTGGCCCTTCATACTTTGCAGAAAGATATTATCTAAATTGTGAAAAATATGAAGACGCCTTTTCTAGAAATCCAGAACCTATTATTCTTTTATCAAAACTCTTTACAAACTTAGCATGTGAATCAGATAAAGAATTTAATAAGATCATAGGAGAAGGAGATCAAGAATCTGATAAAGATATGATTAGATTACAAATCATGAAGATAGCTAAAGGGTTTAATGATCTTCATGGATGGTTCTCTAATCCAGCTTATCTTAAAGCAGAAATCGAAGAAGCAGAAGAACGAGCATATTATGCTGAACAACGTAAAAGAGACGAAGATTCTTTCTGGGAAGAAATGGCTGCAGTTGGAGTGACTCCAGAAGATGTGTATGATTAACATTTTATATGAAGTCTTATCGGGATATTATTAATAATATCCTGATGGACTTTTAAATAATGAGAAATTTAATAAAACTCATTATTTTTTCTTCTAATTATGGCTTATGAGGTGAGATTATAATGCTCAAAAAACAGTATTTCGATACAAACACTAATAAGGTTACTACCACTAGTATAACTGCAGCAGAATTGCTTGTAGAGGTAGAAGATAGACTTAAGAAATATGAAACTTTAGTATTTAATAAAGAGATATTAATCCATGCCTTAACATTGGCATCTATTTTTCCTAAAGACTGTAAATCCCATTTTAATGATCCTCACTATTTTATTTCATTGGCTGAATATACTGATCATGATGTAGATCTTATGATTTCACTAGTATCTGAAAAATATGGAATTAGATATAATGATCTAAAAGAATTATATGACTATATTATCAACAGATATACTATCAAATATTATGATGGTGGTGTAAGAAAGAAAGAATTCCAACTACCTACATATGTGAGAGTTATGTGTGATATCAACAAAGGTTTGCAAGTTAAAGAAATTATCAGTAATAGAACTAAATGATATAGTAGTTGTATACTATAATAATGGAAGCTATAATAACAAAATAGTATTCTTTGATTAAAATTGAAAGGAGAATGGAATGAAGATTCCAAATAATTCTAATCTCTCCAAAGAGATGACAGCTAATATCAAGGACTACTCTAAAAAGATCAAGAGTCTTGAATCCTTTGCTAAATCTGTTCGAAAGAACCCAGGTCAATATTTATCCTCAACTGGTAATGAAGGTCAATTGAATGCTATTCGAGAAGTATTTCAAAATGCTACAGACGAATTGAATAGACTAGTATCTCCATGTGATAAAGTATGGATTGAGTTCTGGGAAGGTTCTTTTAGAACTGTAGTAATCGATAATGGCCGTGGTATTCCAGCAGAAGATATTGTTCGCGTATTTAGTAGAGAGCATACTTCTACAAACTATGAAAAGCATAAAGGTGAATATCCATCTGGTCTTCATGGTGTAGGGTCTAAATGTACCAATGCAGTATCTTCTAGATTTACAGTTACTACTTATCGATTAGGCAAAGCTTACCAAATTGAATTCTCTGAAGGTGAACCTTTAAAGAAATATGGAACTGGTAAGAAAGGTCCCGATGGTAAAGAAATCTTTATGCCAAAAGAAATCAAATACCCAGCTGGTGCTCAAGGTACTGTAGTAGATTTTGAACCAGACTTCTCTATCATGGGTGAGATCACATTAAGACATAAAGATATTTATCGTTTAGTATCTAATATTGTACCACTATTAAAACCTGGTGCTGAGGTATTCTATACTGCACATCTTTTAGATGGTACTACTTTTACTGATCACCTAGTAAATAAAGATGGTGTTCTTACATATCTTATCAATAAAACTGATAAGCCTATGATTAAACCAATCATCTATACTCACGATACTGGCGAGATGAAAGTAGAAGTTGCTATGACTTATGTAGCTAATGTAAATGCTGGTCCAGACGTAATGACATTTGCAAACACTTCTCCAGTAAATACACAATTATCCACTCCATCTATTGGATATTTTAAAGGTGTATGTGACTTCTTTAAAGGTTATATGAATAAGATCTTCTTAGCTAATAATAAGAAGAAATTAGAAGTAACTAACTCCGATGTATTGACCGGTTTGGTTGGTATCGTAGCAGCAGCTCATATGGACGTTATGTTTGATGGTCAAGCAAAGAATGTTTGCAAAACTCAAGAGCTAACACCATTTGTTAGAGAGATAACTATTGACGCATTAAAAGATTGGTCTAAGAAGAACCCAGATGATTTGCAAAAGCTTTGTAACTTCTTAAAAGATGTAGCAACAGCTCGTACAAAAGCAGATAAAGAAAAGATTAATATTTCTAAGAAGTATAAAACTAATACAATCTCTGGTACTCCTAAAGGGTTTATCAAAGCAGAAAAGAAGGATCATTTAGAGTTATTCATTGTAGAAGGTTTATCAGCTGCTTCTCCATGTCAAACTTCTCGTAATGAATATCAAGCTATCTTCCCAATTCGTGGTAAAATGCCAAATGCATTCTCTAAGTCTAGAGAAGAGTTCTTAAAAAATGAAGAAGTTCAAGCTATCTTAGCAATCATTGGTTGTGGATATGGTAAGAACTTTGATATCTCCAATTGTAAATATGATAAGATCATTATTCTAGCCGATGCCGATTATGATGGTTTCCATATTAGAACGTTGATCTTAAAATTCTTATTAACTTACTGCCGTCCTTTAATTGAAGAAGGAAGAGTATATGCAGTATTATCTCCATTATATCACGTTGATAAGGGTACTAAGAAATGGAAGTATTTCATTGATAAAGATGACTTCACTCAATATGTGAGGGATGAGTTCGTAAAAGCAAATAAAGTTGTACATCAAAAGACGAAGAAAGAATTCACTAAGTCTGAAATCTCTTCACTTATTATCAATAATAACAACTATGATTTCTATATGGAACGCATTGCCAATAACTATATGATTGATCCGATCTTATTAGAAGATTTGTTACTATTAAGAAACGAAGCATTCAATAAATTCAATGATTTCAAGAAATTGATTAGTAAGAAATATAAGTATCTCAAAATTGAAAGAAAAGGAGATGCTGTATTGCTTAATGGCTTGGTAAATGGTATTAATGGTGATAGAGAACATACAATCATCTTTAATGAACAATTGATCAATGCATGCTCTGTCTTATTAGGTTATTTGGATAAATCTGAAAAGAGATATCTTTTAAATGGTCATAAAATTGGTTTATACCAATTGATCAGCACTTTTAGAAAATCTGAACCTAAGAATATTGAACGTGCAAAAGGTTTGGGTTCCTTGAATGATATTGAAATCGGCGTATCCACATTGAATCCTCATAATAGAAAATTATTGAGATACACAACTGAAGATATTACTAGAGAAATCGAAGAAATGAGAAAGGTTAATGATGATAAATTCACATTAATCAAAGATGTCGATATCTCCCAATACGAATTCTAATTGGGTCTTATCAAGATAAAGATAATAGAGTGCTCATTACGGGCACTCTATTTTTTTACTGCTTAAGGAGGAAGTGTAGTGTTTACAACTTTTCAATATAAAGATATTGATAAATATATAGAAGAAGATTTTAAGAATACCATAGGTAATTTTGACTACATTAGATCTTATGCTGATGGAGTAAGAATATCTTATTCTAGAAAAGAAAATCTTACTACATATAATGGGTATAACGAATACAGAATTAAAGATGAAAATGGAGAACCTTTAGCTTTATTCCATTTTAATAATGACTTAACGGAAGTATTAGATATGGATACTTTAAAGAGTCTAGAACATGTATGCTTTGCAGATAATAGAAAATCTGCTAATACAGTCACAGTATTCCATCATACAGATTTAGATGGGGAATCTGCAGCATCTTTGATTTGTCAATTGTTACAATTCCAAACTCAAAGAAGTATGAAGTTTGTAGGATACAATTATTCTGGGAATGCTATTTCTAATGAAATAGAAGAAATGCTTAATAATCCTGCTATAGAATCAAGAACAAATATTGCTTTTATTGTAGATTTGTCTCTCAAGAATGATCAACTAGAAGAGATCCTAAAATATTACGACAAAGTAATTTGGATCGATCATCATATTACCTCTTTATATCAAAACCCTATAGCTCTTTGTAATGAGCATAATAATTTTACTTATATTTTAGATACTAGGCAATGTGGTTGTTGGTTAACTTATGCTTGGCTATATAATTGCATCGAAGCTATCAACTCAGCATCTTTATCTGACAAAATCATTGAAGGTTTGAATTTAGATCCATTCAGAGATAATAGTGCTGGTGAGGAAATTATCAAAGTATACAAATCTAAAGCCCCATTAGTTGGATTGATTTCTTTGTATGATTTAAAACAAGACGTAGAATTTCCTATTACTTATAAACCAGCAGCATGGTTAAATCAATGGTATAACAAGATTGGAACTCTTGCCCCATATTGTAATACTTGGCAAAATTTATGGAGAGGAAATTACTTCTATGAAGAAGATGGTAAAGAACAATATCTTACTCCAGATATTAGAGATATTCTTTATCATGGCCATAAGTTATATACAATCTTCCAAGAAGAAATGCAAGCTCTTAGAGAGGCAGATCCTGTTTATGAATATCATATATTCAATGAAGAAGATCATTTGGTATTCCATTGTATTAATGGATTTGGTTTCTCACAAAGATTTGAAGATAACAGAGAAGATATCAAGATTATTGGTAGATTTGTAGATAATAGAAATAGATTCTCCTTCTCATTATATACCGATAATGAAGAGATAAAAGAGCTTATTCCACTAGGCAAGATTGCAAACAAATACTTTACTGGTGGTGGTCATCCAGGTGCTGCTGGTGGTAGTTATCCTTCTAAAGAAATAGAATCAGCATTTGAAAAGATTATGAATAGAGAATTTCTAGGTAAAGATTTAGAAGTTATCATTCAATTTAAGAATATTACATTCAGTGGTAATGAGGTTGATGAATTAGAAACATTGATTGGTAATACTTCGTATACTGGATCTTTTGATGATGTAAGATTTGATGAAGTGATTGATATTTACTTCAGATTATTTGTTGCTATTATTTCTTATGAATATAAATTAGCTAAATCTAAAAAATAACACAAGAGGAGACCCCTAGAGCCTAGCGCTCTAGGGGTAATTTTTCGAACGTGTGTGTTATGTAAATAAATATATTTATATTCGCTTAGGAGGACGTGTCCTGAGAAAAGTAAAGGACACATTCTAAAATGAAACAATCTTAGCAACGAAAAAAGAAAACAAAGTATGTGTAAAACAAAGAGGCAATTTAAAATTTAAACAACTTTAACAATAGCAACATCGTCATCGCGTATTTAATTTTTCAATGGGTTACCTACCTACACTCTGGCCGTCTTAGAGTATAAATAGAATAAGCCATTACTTTATGTTACTAGGGTTTAAGCCGGTTTACAAGCATATACTATAATTATGGTAGAGATATATCTACAAGATGTTTTTAAAGGAGAAAAATGAAATGCAAAACGAAATTAAAGAATTTGGAATTGCTATGTATAATATAGCAAAGAAAGAAATCCTTCCAGATGTTGAAGAAAGAGTTAAGAGTTTTAAAGATAGAGTAGTAAATGATATCCTAAATAGAATCCCAGATGATATAAATCTTCCTATTAGAGAAACCATTAGAGAGTTTAAAAGTGATATAAGAGGATTTACCCATACTCCAGAACCACATCAAAGAAAAGTTGTTGTGGAGTTTATAAGAGAAGAAGATTCTTATAAGAATAGATTTAATAATTAATACGAATATGACAAAATAGTAGAAAAATGTAAGGCGATAGAACTCTACACAAAACACGCAATATACATGAATCTTACCACTTGAAAAAGAACGGAATATTCTCCCAACTCCAGTTACCCCCTGGAATGAATATTAGCACTCAATACGACACATGTGACCTTTTGATATATGCCACAATCCGCATAACAACCATTACATATCCAAAAGCTGCTATCAAAAGGTTCAAACAAATAAATTCATGTCAAACTCAATCAGATGAAACGATCTGATACATACCTCAAAATAAATCACTCAATCACAACACAATTCCTCTGTCGCCTTATATTTTTCGATACATAGTAAAACTTCTCTCACAGACAAAGATTTGGTGAATGGGTTATTCCATTCACCGTCTTTGTTTTTTATAAATTCTTATCATTTTAGGAGGAAAATAAAATGGAAACACCTGTTAATGATTTTATCTCTCATGATATCTCTCCAGTATCTAAACAAATGTTTATTTGGTTTGTAAATCGTGAAGATGGTTCTACTGCATATGAATTTACTAATGATGGTGAAAATCATGACTACAATAAAGAAGTAGATAGTCGTAAAGATGAGATTAAAGAATTTGGTTTGCTTGGTAATGGATCTAAAATTTACTTTAATACAAAAGATGGTGTCATCCATGTAGGAAATAAAGATATTAAAGTATTTGTAGAATCCGATGAAGACTCTGAAGTATATCTACGTTTGACAGAATGTGAAGAAGCTGATTATCACAACGTAATCCAATATAAAAAAGCAGCATTCGATTATAATCCAATTCCTGGAGTACCTCAAACAATTCCTGGTACTGTAACTAATCATTTCATTGGTTATAATTGCGAAACTCCTCAATACTCTTTTGAATTGATTCTGGATGTTCCTGTAGGTCAAGCTATGGAATTAAAAGTAATCATTACTATGAAGAATACAGATTTCGAAGGTAAGCTCTGTATGCAGTATGGAGATTATGAAGAACAAGAATCTGTTACATTAGAATGCAATAAAGTATTTGAAAAGAAAATTACTCTTCTATAATTAAACACAATGAACCCGTATACTCGTAATGAGTATACGGGGCATTTAATGCATAGAAAAGTTTTGAAAGAAAGGGATTATTTCTATTATAAGATAGTTAGTCTAAGAATAGACCATGTGCCATATTATGCACTTTTAAACGCATTTCATTTGTAACTTCTTCTGCTTTTTTTACTTCTTGATAGAAAGCTTGGATTTGTTGGAAGTTAGCAGGATTAGTTGTAGGAGCAGAGTAAATATCCTTTAATTGTTTAAGTAATGTTTGTTTTTCATCCATTGTAAAAACACCTCTTTATTTATAAGTGAAAGTAATTACTTAATGTAACCTATATCTATTTACCAGTGGATCCCATACCACCAGTTCTTTTTTTGTTTAAAGGCTCAATTTCATCTTTAAATACATAGAAGTTCTCTATGATGCCTTGGCAGAATTTATCACCTTTTGCAATATGGATAGGATTTTCAACAGAGAAATCAACGTAGATATGTCCTTCATTAGTCTCATTGCCGTAGAAATCTAAATCTATTATGCATGTCGTATTTGCAAATCTAAATCCATACTTCATACCATAAGAAGATCTAGGATAAATCTTTAGTACCAAATTTTCTAATACTACAGAATTGGCACCTCTTATATTTATCAGTTTACATTTAATACCTGTAGGTACTAGATATCTTAAACCAGGAATTGCATTGATTTCAAATGGAGAATAGAAATCATATCCTGCTGAGAATGGAGTAGATCTTCTAGGAAGTTCTACTGTATTGATATCATAATCCTCATCTTTGATATCTTTAGAATATACATAATTCCATAATCCTGGATTATTAGTTTTTAAATCTTCTAAAGCTCTTGTCCATTCTTTATTGCTTACTCGTTCGAACATTGTTGTCTCCTTTATTAATTTATTACTATTAATAATTAGTATAAGAAATCATTAATTGTAAAACTATTTAGTTTGAATTATATACTATAATAGTGAACACCTATAAAAATATAAAGGAGGTGCTATTATGAAACCTACCGTTTACGGTATTGACAAAACTGGATTCGATCCAGAAAGTGATGTAGATATTGTGTTGTGGTAATTATGAACTCACCGTTTACGGTATTGAAACCAACACTAATATCTAGTAAAAAAAAGAAATGAGAATTGATCACTCTCATTTTTTTTTGTTTTAAACACAGGAATTCCCCATCCCAATTTAATGGGATGGGGTTGATTCCTATTAGGTGTAATAACCAGTTAAACGAATTTTAAAGGTTTTGTTACCAGGAGTACTATTGATAGGTGCATTAACGCGGAAAGATACAGTAGCAACGTTTGTACCACTTGTTTCCACACGACCATTATTCATAGTACCTTTTAAAACGCCTTCACCAGCAGATGCAGTATTAGCTGTAACTTTTTTGGATACGAAGCTAGAGCCAGAACCACCGATTTTTAACCAATCGGAATCGGAAGCAAGTTTAGTTTCAATCCATTTATCACGAGCTACGTCTTCATTTGCTGTATTACCATTAGCATCTAAAACAGTAAGAGTACATTCACGAAGGTCAGAATGATCTTCAGTATCATTACCACGGTTGTTCCAGATATTAACCACTAATGGAGTAGAAGGTTCTTGAGCTTTTACAGTACCAACAGACCAAGTGTCTACTGGGCTTGTATTGGCTTCATTATATAATGTAATTACTGGACCCAAATTTGCAGCCATGTAATTTACCTCCTATTATACATAATAACCATTAACACGAATTTTGTAAGTTTTAGTACCAGGTGTAGCATTTACAGGTACGACAACTTTCAAATTCACTTTACAGTAGTTTTGTTTAGACGATGTAGTATTTTTATTACCATCGTTAACTGTTCCTTTGATTGTGAAATCACTAGCTGCAGTAACTGCTTCTGCTTGGAGATGTTTACCATCAGAACCACCTACAGGTGTCCATGTAGAAACGTTACCGTCAACTTTAGGTACGTTTACACGAACCCATTTGCCAGCAACTAATTCACCGTTGGAAGAACCGTCAATATCGAGGGCTGTAATAGTTACATCTTTTAAGTCAGAAATAGCAGTAGAGCCATTGCGATTGTTCCATACATATATAGAGAAAACAGCAGATTCATTACTTGCTTGAACGACACCAGCGTCCCAGTTAGTAACAGATTTATCTGATTCATCCATAATAGTAATACTTGGAGCTGCCATGAATGCACTCCTCCTTTCTTTTCAAAATATTATATAAGTGTTATCACTTCGAATCTTAAAGGCTCGATAAAGCCTCATTAAGATGTCAAGTGATATCATTATATCATAATATATCGTATCCGGTTGTAAGATTTAATTTATTCTCTTCTAATCCTAGATACTTCGCAAGAGTTCTTTTAAATCCGCCATTTGCAGTCTTTAACTCCATAGGGAAAGAGTTTTCTACAATTGGATCTCTTATATAAACATTTATAGGATTTTTTATTTTGGTACAATCTTTGAAGGCTTTGTGATTATTAAAAGTATCTTCATCATATCTTAAACTAGATAAGTCTAAAGTACCAGCAATATTTTCTAAATTTGTGCAACCTTTAAAACTATCAGAAAGTCTTTCTACTCTAGACATATTTACCTTTGATAATCCAACTAATACAAGCTGGGAACAATTTAAGAATATCTCATCAAATCCATGCTCAGAAAAATATAAAGTTCCACCAGTATCAAATTCAAAAGTTTCAATTCTAAGACAATCTGCAAATGCCCTAGTCATATCGATTTTTGTATATGGCGTAAAAGTATTATTTCTAAAAATAGGGTAGCTTAAACCTCTATCATATCTAAACATTTCCACACCAGAAGTGCACTTACTAAAATCAATATTTTGAACAATTTTTAATAAAGATGCATCATTCATTAAAGTTGAATTTCCCAAACCAGGATAATTACTTTTAACAAATCTATTCATAGAAGTCGCATGAACTACTGAATCAAAATAGTGCCTAATTCTTTCTTTATCATCATCTGATGGGACCGAATTAGTTACAGATGATTCAGTAAAGCCTATGCCATCTGGCCATACTTTTACATTGTTATCATAATGAACCCCATGTATAGCACACCAATCATCTAAACTCTCATATTTAATATTGATCATATAAGTAGCCCAAGCTTTATATCTTTTATCTATATGCTCGATATTATATGGGTTGCTTCTTCTATTACTATCATTAGATAAAGGAATATCATCATTATTCATAAATGGATCTTCAGATTTATAATCTGGAAGATTTGGGTCACCAGAAGGAGACTCTGCAAATAATTGCAAATCTAATTTGAAGGAAAGAGAGATAGAACTCCTTCTTTCTAATCTCTCTTTTTTATTAATATTATCCATAATATCTACTCAACGATCTTATATGTAATATCAGGTTTATCATCTCTTAGAGTATTTACATTAATGAACTCTGGTACAGTTTGAGTTTCTTTAAAGTAGTTATCTTCTAATTGAGGATTTTTATAGATGGATTGATGTAATGATTCATAGTTATTCAATCCAATGAATTTAATATATACAATCTGTTCACGATAGATATTTGTAATATAAGTGATAAGGTTAGGCATATGAAGATCTGTAAGGTTGTTCATATCTTCAATATATTCCTTAATTGAATTTGTAATATCATCCAATACAGAAGAAGCTTCTTCTTTAGATTGGAACTTAATTTCAAATTTAAGAGAAAGGTTAATCTTATCAATATTAGATTCTCTATCGATGTTGTACATTTTAGAAGGTCCATAAGTATTGAAGAATTTATAATCAATACCGAAAGAATCTTCTAGCAAGAATGTAGCTTGTTGAATATATAATCTACGTTCATCAATCATTTCTACTAGCTTATTAATTCTTTCATTAGAATTAAGGTAAGTATATCTTACTACAGGCATTTTATGAATTCTATATCCATAAGTACCAGCTTCTTCATCTTTGTTTAAAGCAATATAAGAGTTATTGAAGTCGCTATAATCATAGAAGATATCTAAACCAGCATCACCAGCAGAATATACGTTTAATAAACTCCATCCATCTAAACCTGGAATTATATTATCTAGATTTCCTTTCTTTTTATTAATCTCATAATCTTTACCATATTCTTTATCCTCTTTAGCAACAAAGAAGAATTTAACTTTCACGTTTGTTGGCAAATAAGTCCCTAGATCTTTACCATTCTTGATATTATGCATACCGCTTGGAGAATAGATGTAAGTATCTTTAGATGAGATGATATCATTGAGCTTAAATTTAAATTGTAAATCATATTTATAACCATTTTGATTATAGCTCATAAGATTAGATTCTAGATATTTGAATGGGTACTCATTTCCATCATTATCAGTTCTATAAAGAACGGCGTATACTTTGAAATTCAATTCAGAGATAGTAACACCATCTTCTTCATATTTAACCAATTGGAAATCGGTACCAATAGATTGATAACAAGTCATATCAATTTTGAATGTATCATAATCATCATAGAATTCTCTATGAGCATGAACTGTAGTTGCTACGAATTGAATAAGAGATGAGTTATTTACATATTCAAAATATAATGATCTATAGTAATTTACTAGAGTCAAATAATATGATACATAGAATGGGCTTTTATTAATACACATCAAATATGGATTCATATATAAGAAACCATTATCATCCATACTATTAATAGTAGCTTCATCATCAGCTGTTACATTTCTAATCGTTCCAGTTACTGGATCTGCATAGAATTTAGCACCTGGTTTGATAATCATATTACTCTTGTTATTATTGGAGAATACATCAGAATCAATATCTGCGGTGATTGTATTAGTAGGAATAATATTATCTCCATCTTTCATCATAAGATATACATAATACAATCTCTCAATTTGATTATGAACTTTTCTTAATAAATATAATCTACAATCATCTCTTTGAAGAGAGTTAAAGAAGTTATCCAAGTCTGTATAAGTAGAGATAGATCCTCTAGACAATGCTTCAGCAGGGATAGCTTGTTTTAATTCATCAATAGTAAGTTTATCATCACCATATTGAGAATCAGATGCACTCATAAGAACTAGATACATACCCATATATGGATATTTATCAGATTTATAAGACATCAATTCTTGATATTGATTCAATTTGAAATTACACTTACTACCAAGAGTTGTAAATACATGAACTGTAATCTCAGCATTTCTTCTCGGTTGGTTTTCTCTATTGAATCTTAAACGAATTGTCTTTTCATCCAGATACATGTAGTTGATGAAATTCTTATTAGAGTCTGTAGTGTAATCATATAAACCATCATAGATTGGTTCATAATATACAGCTTCTTTATAAGTACCATCTTCTTGTTCTTCAGAAACCATTACATAGAAATATGCTAATTGATCTTCGAAAGTGAAGTTTAAGATCTTAGTTTCTAATGGGTTATTTACAATAATCTTTTTATAAATTTGAGTATGAGTAACCTGTCTGATAGTAGTCTTAATAGAGATCATTCTATCACCAGAAATATTTACTACACCCAAATATGGTAAATAAGGATTAGTGACTGTAGATAATTTATTTGTATCAGTTAATTCATATGCAGCAGTATATAATACCTCACCAGTAGGAAGATGGTGACGTGTTACTACGATATCATAATCTAATACATATGGATATTTTGTAGTTTCACCAATATAGAAGATATACTCTTTGTCAATAACAAATTTGTTATTCTTCATATTGGCAACCATTTGAGATTCAGGTAAGTTGATGGTTACTTCAATCTGAGCAGGCTTTGCAGTAATACTATTAATTCCTAAAGCCAATGCATGAGAGATTACATTTCTTTCATATTTAGCTTTTGTAGGAATAGCTTCCATAGAATATTCTGAAGCCATAATAGCTGTATTTTCAGCTAAGTTTCCAAAGATTGAAGATAGATAACCATAAACACCTAATACCAGAGTATCTTCTGGTATATCGATATACTTAGACTTAAGACCTTCTATAAAGTCTGTTACTTTATAGATATCTGTACTAAGTATATTAGTAGTATAATATGCCATGTCTTCTCCTATTCTTCAGTTCCACGTCTAAACCATTTTTTCTTTAAATATAAAGTTTTATTATTATTTTTGAATTTGCTGTTATAAGTTCCTTTTTCCATACCAAGTATTTGAGGTTGAGATTCTGGTTCGTCTTTACCCCATTTAAGTAATGGTAGTTTATAACCTCTCCAATCAGCTTCTTTAGGGAATACTATATATGGATAATCTACATTCTCACCAGATACTGCACTAATACTTTCATCCCAAATATCAACTTCATTCTCTGGAGGAGCTGCTGTCATGCTACCTTTTTTCCATAGAGATATTAATGAATTGAAATCTGATAAGATATTAGGTTCCATATCTTCAAAGAATCCGCTTAGTTTAAATCCGATAGTCACTTTTAAAGGTCCTGATTGAGGGATCTCACTAAATGAAGATCTAGAGATTGATTTAGGAAATACTCCTGTAAATTTAGAGAAGTGAAGAATAGTTTCACCATCATCATCTACTAAGAATCTAAATATACTCATATGAGAATAAAGTATCTTATTTATAATATAAGATTTCTTAGGAGGGAGTAATCCTAACCAAGATAATTGTCGTGCAATATCATAAGTTTTAAAGTAGTTATAAATTTCTAGATATCTAGTATCTTCAAACTCTACACTAAAATCTATATTTTCATCAGAGCTTATAGAAGATTTAGGATATAAGATTCTAGACCCAAACATATTTTGAGCAGTTTCTAATTCATCTACTGCAATATCTGGAATATCAATATTAGACGTTTTTCTATTACTTAAAATTCTAACAAATGGACAAGATCTACCAGAACTACCATCAGATGCTCCATAGCAAAGATTTTCTAAAACAGTGTATAGATATCCATGGCTATATAACCAATTAAAGTATGGAATCTGACTAGCTTCAGCAGATAACCATCCAGATTTAGATTTATCATCTGGACTTCCATCATTATATCTTAAGATGGGAAGATCTGGTTTTGTAAAGAATACATATTCTCTAGCACCCTGAACATGATTAAAAGGGTCTAATCTTGGAAGTCTATAAAATGTAGACCAATACTTAAGATCATCTGGTTCGTAGATACCATTTGCTCTCATAGTCTTTCTCATGTCGGATTCATGAGATAGTACCTCTGATTTTAATTTTACTATATCCTCATTATCATCATTAGCACGTCCCCACATATGCATAACCGCTTCGTCATCATTTCCTTCTATAGGACCTAATGCATCACGGTAATCTGTGTCTCGTGTTATTTCGATAAAATCTTTAGGATCGGCCACTGTCTCACCACCTAACAAAAAAATACAAAATTTATTATACATATGTCGGAGAGGGTACTAATTAATCAGGCCTGTAATGAGCTAATCCTATGACATTATCGTAATTATCTTCAGTGATAATTATATCGATATAATTACTTTTATAATTTCAGGAGGAAATATTTCATGCATGAATATAAGACTCTATTATCCGAAGCGGATATGGGACCTTTAAAAAAGGTTTTGTCCTTGATGGATTTAGACTTTGATGAATTAAAACGTGGAATTACTGGTACTATCAATGGTAGTTCTAGTACAGGTTTTAAAATGAACTCTAATATTGCTAAAGAAGCAAAAGGGTTAACAGCTGTATTCCCAGTATTAGTAAGTGAATCTGTATCTGTAGAACAAGCTCAAATGATTGCTAAAGCAGCTGAACGTAAATATGTGACAATGTTCCAAATGTTATTTGCTGCTAGTCAAATTACAGATGCTAAAAGTGCACAATCTTATTTGAAGAAATTCCATAACAATATCACTTCTTCTTTAGATCTTAGTGATATGACTGTAGATGATGTAATCGATTTTGCTAATAAATTAGATGAAGAAGTTCAAACTACTGCTTTAACTAATGCCCGTATTACAGAAGCTACAAAAGCTGTATTGGAAGACTTGGCTTTTAATGAAAACTATACTAAAGTATTAGCTGAAAATCTAAATCCTGTTTCTTTGAATAATTACAAAGTTAAAACAGTATTTGGCGATTATAAAGCTACTCAAGTATCTGAAGCTGGTGATGATGAATACTACACAACTATGGATACTACAGCAAGTACTGAGCGAGATGCTATAGATGATTATAACAATGGAACTATAAGAACAAGATCCACTACTACTTCTAGAAAAATTCCTATTACAGCTAGAGATAGAGCAGCTACATTAAAAGATAAAAATGCTACTCTTAAAGATAAAGCCGATATCATCTCTAAACAAATCGTTACAACTGATATCAAAAAAGCCAATGAAGCTACTCCAAGCTTAATGATCATTAATTTCGTAACACAAGCAGATGGTCGTGATAATGAAATTGTCAATACAGCAGTTATTGGTGTTAAATGTGTTATTCATTACGTTCCATCTTCCGAAATGATGAATCGTATGGTATTAAAAAATACAGATCGTCGCGGTTTATTAAACTTCATTCGTGCTACTACTGGAGAGATTCAATTCTTCCGTGATTTCTTATTTGCTATTGATCGTGCTAAGATTGATGCTGTAGCAAAAACAAGCAAGGGTTCTAATTCTCGTATTTGGAAAATGCTTGAAATCCGTGCCAACCGTGCTAAGATGAATGCTACTGCAAGAGCCGATAATGCTGCTTGTGCTGCTATCACTATGCTAGTATTATCTAAAGCAGAAGTTGATATCATTAAACAAAGCTATCGTTTAGACCTTTCCAAAGCATCTAATATGCTTTCTGTTATGAAAGGTTATAATTTCATTGGTGTGGCAGTTATTGATGAAGTTAACGAAAAAGTTGATTTCTTATATGATGACGGTACTAAGAACTTTGAAACTATCTCCTTTATGAGCCTTGAAAGAGAACAAGGTGCTGGAGAATATAAGAAAATGATTAATACGTTAGTGAAAGGAAGATAATAGATGATTACATATAAAGTCGGGGTTGGATCCTTGAACGAAGAGGATATGACTAGTACTGTTAATGATAATCCAACTAGTATGAATCCTCCAAGATCTAACGGAACCGTAAACAATATAGGTCCAAAACAAGCTGATCTAAATATCAACTTTGATGATGGTGAAGGCAATGCTAATCCTAAACCAGCAAATCCTATGGGTAAAGTTGCTTCTACTGTTAATATGGTTAAGCCTAGTGCTCCAACTACTAATCCAAGCAATAATGTTGCTAACCCTATGAACAATAATAATTCTAATAAACGTGCAGTTGGAGAAGAAGTTATGACAAAAGAATTCAAACAAATCGTCAGCGAATATATGGATATCGCTGATTACAAAACTACTACTCGTTTATATAATCTAGATGAAGCAGAACAAAATACAGTATTGCTTTCTCTTACAAATAAATTATATCAAATGATTGTAGCCAAAATTGACGACGTTGAAAAAGGAGATATTCCTAAATCCCGTGGTGATATTACTCGTCTTCCTAAATACGCTCAATTAAAAGAGTGTGCTAGAACACTTACTGATATCTTCGAACAATACAAAGAAGATACTGCTCCTGTAAAAGTTATTGAAAACGCAATTGATAACTTAGATGATAATTCTGATGTATTTGTTCAATCTTACATGGCTAAAGTTGATTTCGGTATCATGTTATATGAATCCGTTACATTAGCAGTTATCGGTTCTTTATCCTATATGATCGCTTGCTGTATTGAATACGTCAAAGATCCTAAAAATGATGGTCTTACTATCGTAATGGATAAAACTGGTGTTGCTAAAGTAAAAGAACATTTGCTTTATGAAAACCTTGTTAAATTCAATGAAGCATGTAGAACAAATGATGTAGAAAATGCTATTCGTCCATTGATCAAAAATAGAACTCAAAACCTATTTGGTGTTGGTGGTATTGTATTGGTTAAAGGTTTATTGATTGCAGTTCCTACAATTATTGCATTAATTCCTTTGATTAAAGATTTGGTTTACTATTTCTTTGCTGCTCGTCAACGTGTATCCGTATACTTCGATATTCAAGCAGATTTGTTAGAAATGAATGCTAATGAATTGAAAGATAATCCTAATATCACTACTGATGCTGATAAAAAATCTGTAATTCGTAAACAACTTCAAGTCGCTAGAACTTTCCGTCAAATTGCAGATAAATTAGCTGTAGAAGCAAAAACTGCTGAAAATAAAGCTGATAAAGAAATCAAAAAGGATAATAAGAAATATCGTATTGATGATGTAGAAACTAATCCTTCTGAAGTATCTGATGGTCCTTTATTCTAATAAGGGGGTAATTAGATATGCTAGTACTTGGTAAACAACCTGACAAATCTTTATTAGAAAAAGATGAGTTTAATATTGATTGGATGCTTCAAGGACCTGAAGTAACTCCAGAAATGAAAAAAGATATCTTAGCATCTTTGGAAGATTATGGTTTTAAAATTCCTAAAGATATTGTATCTTATATCATAGCTCACTATAACTATGCTCCATATAGTAAAAATAAATTTGATGTAAAAGATCACAAATGCATTCAATTCAAATATTTCTTAAATTTTGAAAATCCTATGTATCTAACAGCTAAGGAAAGTGCATATCATTTATATCAATTCTATTGTAATGGTGAAAACAGCGAATCTGGTATTTCTCCATTTGAAGTAGCTGAATTGTATCCTATTGCTTGCACAGTTAATGATGCATTAATCTGTGCAGATTCTAAAGGTGCAATTCACTTATACTATTTAGACTCTGATGAAGTTATTAAAGCTGCTGATACATTAGACGAATTCTTATCTAATTTTTATATTAATGAAGACTGCTAACAGGAGGAAATAGAAACTATGTTTAAAAGAGCTCCTATGAGCACAGCTGAGTTGATTAAACGCAACTTAGAACAACAAGCTCTTAAAGAGGAATCTATTAATCTTTATCCAGACATTGATAAAGATTTAACTGATGACCTTGATTTTTATAAAAAATATACAAAAGCACAAGATAAAACTAAACTAGATAAAGATCTTGTAGATCAATTCTCTGAATCTGTAAATAGTAGATTATTAGAATGCTGCTTATACCAAGGCATGTTGAAACCTGTTCTTAAAGAACAATTCTGCAACTCTCATGAAAGAAAACTTGGTAAAACTTTGGTGAGAAACTTTATCAAAGAACATGGTGCTTTTAATTTAGTTCAATCTTTAAAAGACAAAAGCTGCTATTTGAATGAATGGTATGATGCTATCAAAGGTTATCATACTGCTATGATGAATGAAGCTAAAGAAATTGCTCAAGAAGGAATTCCTGAAGCTGAATTATTTGATATTGAAGATGATACTATTAAGAAATTTGTATTTGATACAAAAAGCATCATTCCAAAAGATATTACAAAAATGATTACTTCTCGTGTAGAAGATGCAGTTAATGATTTTATTGATCAAAACAAAAAACAAAAAGAAGAAATCAAGAAAGTATATGAAAAGGCAAAAGAAAAAGTAGCATCTTTAAAAGATACTATCGATCCTAATGACCCTAGCTTCCAAGATTTCAATGGCGATCCAAATACTGAATTAGATCCTAAATATGGTGATCAAGTTCAAGAACAAGCAATGGCTATGGTTCGTGGTAAACAACGTGCTTTCCGTGAAGAAGCTACTTCTGTATTTAGTATTTTAAGTAAAAATACTTTAGAAGCTATTCATAGAAATCAAGCTATTAAAGAATCTTACTCTGTAGGTATGGCTGGTAGATTGGATTTCCAAAAAGCTATCAATGATACAAAGGTTATGTATTCTTTCTTAGAATGCTTGAATACTTTGAATATTATGGATTTAAATGAATCTACATTATCTAAACTTCTTACTGATATGAAAAACTCTATTCGGGAAGAAAACTCTGTTACTAATGTAGCTCCAAGCAATCCAACAGCTCCTGGTAGTGAAAAGGCTAGTGGTACTATGACTGTAAATACAAATAATGCAGCGCCTAGCCAAAAAGCCCCAACTGCTACAACAACTAATAGCGGTACTGAAGGTAATACTTTATCTTAATAAACAAAAAAATAAGAGCAGAGTCATTACGACTCTGCTCCTTTCTTATTAGCTTTTTCTTTTTTGAATTCCTGATACTCGTTTTCAAGCATCTGCAATTCTATGTATTTTCTATATTTTTCATGAGAACTTAAAGGATTCTCATCTATAATTAACGGTTGATTAATAATGAGATTGAGCAAATTTCTAAGCATAATATACTACCTCCTTTAAATCTCATAAAATTATAATATTATAACAACCCGCTTACAAGCTTAGTTGCTTCTTCGGCTTTATCTTTATTGTTGCGCCATTCTTCAAAAGCTGTAATAGCTTTATCAGCAGCATAGCTACCAGCAACAACACCTACACCAGCTGCAGTTCCGACTAACATTCCTTCAATTACTGCATCAAATAATTTGTTATCATCTTTTTTGTTTTCTTCTGCAATTTTATCAGCAATTTTATTAGCTAGTGCTGCACTGATTACTGCTTCTTCATTTTTAACTTGTTGATCCATTTTTGCTTCATTTACTTTATCCATATTTTCTTGTTTTGTCATGGTATTTACCTCTTTCTTTTCAATACTAGGTTGTTGACTTTGTTGAATTTGTTGTTCTAACGCAGCTTTTTGTTCAGAACCCATAGCTGCGGGGTTAACTACTTTTGTTTCCATTACTGGGGTTACTGGAAACTGAATTGTAGTCTGTACTGGTTGTTGCTGGATTCCCAATGCTGGGTTTTGTAATCCATTATCGAATCCAGATTGATTTTGCTGTGCAGCTTGTTGGATTGCTGCATTGAGCTCATCAATGCTGCCAGTAAAGTATGTTGGTCTAGCAATAACTGGACCTTGGTGCACAGAAGAATCCTGTGTCGTTTCTTCAACTGCAGGAGCTTCAGAAGTAATTTCTACAGCACTTTCAATTACTACTGGCTCTTCTACAGCCTTTGTGCGTTTGCGACGAGCTACTGTTTTCTTAACAGCTTTGGTTTCTTCAGTCGCTTTTGTTGAAGCTTTTTTTGTTGCCATAATACATGACTCCTTTCTGTTTTTATAAAAAAGCTTAAAGATTAAACAGTCAAAAGACTGGAAATCCATTATCGGATTTCACTATTATAGTATATAATTATAATCGATATTAGTATTGCTATTTTACACAATATACTGGGTAAGGGAACTTAATCCCTTACCCTAAATAATTATATATTGATTAAATATGTTCCTCTAGCAATCTTATTGCATGTAAATAAGAATCCTAAATTTCCACAAGCAGATAAATAACTGAGTTCCTCATTGTTTAGATCTGCATATCCAAACTGAGCAATAATATTATTAATACCCATATTGATAATATTGAATACATTGATATCATTATCCTCTTTAGGATATAGATAAATATGAAGATTATTTGTATAAGGTTCTTCTATAATTTTATAAGTAAAATATCCAGACTTATAGTAGTCGGAATTATCTAATACTGATATCAGATTATCAGATCTCAAGACATTACTACGAAGAAGTTTAATTTTTATAGAAGTGCATAAATTAAGATTATTAGAAAAAATATCTGCTGTTTCAATATTGACTAATCTACCCATTACTTTAACATCCATCCTTTATTAAATAAAATTAAGTATTATTCGCCAAAGAATTTAATGTCATTTTGCCCAAGTCTTTTAGAAATAGATTTGTATTGATATTTATTATATAGCATATTCATATACCTTAGAGTTATTTCGATTCTAGGAAGTTCTGAATAGTATTTGTTGAAGCTAGAACTTATTACAATAGAATCATCTATCCAAATATTGCCATTATACATATCAGAATATTTCTTTTCCACATTATCAAAATCTGGTTTTGATAGAGGACGTATCATTCCCATCTCTGCTAACATTTTTTCCTTAGAATTAAAAACGTTAGGAGTTTTGAAATAAGCATTATAATGTACTTGACAAGGTGTATAGATTAAAGACTCTAAAAAATCGAAGTCCTGAGTAGTTTTAAATTGCTTCATAAATTGCCTATCGGCTGCACCAGTAATAGAATATACCTGAATGAATCCTGGATTAGATCTAGCATTAGAAAGAATATTATTCCCTTTACTCTTAATAAATCTAGCTCTAGGACGAGGACTTCCTTCTGGATTCTCATATATTACTACATATAATTCTGGCATATACTGCATTTGCTGAAGCATTTGATTTCTAGTATTAATAATATCATCCATTTTGGATTTATTTATTTTATATTGGTCTATCATCCAAGAAAGTCTCTCTTGATAGTCTCTTGGGACATGAGAATATTTCTCTTCATATAGTTTTGCTTTTTGTTTTCTAGTCTTTATTTTATCTCACCTCCCTGAAATAAGACAAGATTACTTAGTAGTATTAGTATATATAAAAAACAAAAAAGAAAGACATACTGCAATCAAGCAGTATGTCTATATTCTTATCGTATTATGTTTCCATACTCATCTAGGTGTATACCTCTTCTTGCTAAAGATTCTACAACCATTCTATCTAATTCTCTTTTATTAGCTATTAATAATTCTAATTCTCTATTAGTTATAGCTACGTTTCTTCTAACAGTGTCAGAATACATATAAAGAGCTCCTGCTCCAAATAAGAATCCCATAATAAAAGATGAGTTCATAATATTATCTCCTTATTTAAATACTACAAAATATGATAACCTCATAATTATAGTATACAAATATAAGATATATTACATAATAGAACCATTACCAGATTGGTTACCACCCATATTATTCCAAGCAGCGTAAATAGAACCTAATGCTCTTGACCAAGTATGAACTAATCTATCTTTTACAGTATTAGAACCAAGACGTGTTAACCAATATAATTTTACATATCTAAGCATATTAGGTTCGGCAATATTAACACCACACATATTAGCAAGATAATCTAATTGTGCTGGATTGCCAATCATATCATTATCACCTTTACCAGTAGCCATAGACATGATATCATATAGATCTTTAATAGATAATTGGATTGTTACTTGAGTAGGCAAACCATCTTGAGTCCACCCTTGTAAATCACCACGTTGAATAGAGCAGTTTGTAATAATACCCATATCAACATGGAACATGGATTTATAGAATGCACGAACTAAGAATGGAGATACATATGTATTATCACCAGCAGATCTAGGCATAACAAATCCTAAAATATGGCAAAGTGGAACATAAATATTCAAATAGATTGATAATACATCACAATCAGGAGAATCTAATTTGATAGTAATGTCGTATGATCTCATGAAAGAAGAATCTGCCCAGATTTCTGGGAAGAACATCTTGCCACCAGCCATCATAGTATTAACGTGTTTCCACATAGAACCAAGAATACCACCCATGCTACTAGTATCGCTAGAACCCTTTTCTAAATCTGCTTCTGGTTTAAGATTCATATTTGTTACACCAGATGCACCACCTAAAAGGAAGTTAATCTCACGAGCCATATCTGATACTTGATTAATCTTATTAGCTAATTGGGATTGAGTTGTATTATTAGAAAAAGACTCTTGTACTTGAGTTTCTGAGTTAATATAGAAAGAAACAGATCCTCTATGATACCCAGCAAATGGATGTTGAGATGCTAGGCCCCAATCAAAATTACCAAGTTTATTCTTTTCACCATTAGCCCCATATTCTATTTCTACATCACTGATATTTAATAATGCAGCAACAGATCTACACATTTGATTTACTGCAAAGAAATAATCCTCTGGGGTAGCTTTAAAGTTATAATATCTACCAGATTGGTTTACCAATTTATTTACATCAGATTCGCTAACTTCACCATGATTATTACTAATAGCAGATACTATTTCTTTTTGAATTTTGGATTTCTTATCTCCTTCATAACCTTGAAGGAAATTAGCAACTCCTGCTTGTAATACCATGATAGGAGCACGTCCTACAATCTTCTGAGCAAACTTTCTACCAAATGATGCATCGTTATTAGTATTATCAATTCTATTATCACAGATAGGCATAAATTGGTATGGCATGCCAAATACAGTTCTTATATTCTTTACTGTCATTTTATTCATATTACTAATGAAATCATCGATAGCATTGAATGCTTTAGTAAATCCTTCTTTAAAAGATTTGATTTCACTCATAAGATCTTTATATTGAGCTTCTGATGCAGCTTTTTGTAAATCTACATCTTTAAACTTACCATCTTTATTTTTATAAGAAAATTCATTTAAAGATACTCTATAACTATTACCATCTACGTCTTTAATATTAGCATAACCAGATGAATCAATTGATTCTACTTTGAAGGTAGTTCCATCAGCTTTAGCAGATTCTGGAATATCTAATCCATTTACATCTTTTTTTACACTATCTTTAATTTTGACAGTAGTGCCTTCTAATTGGAGATCCATATCATCATTATTTTGTTTTTCATCTCCAGCAAATGATTGAAGATTGAGTCTGATCATCTTTTCTTTTAAAAGATCTTCATCTATATCTATCATCTTAGATAGTCTATCTGTTTTTAATATATACCTACCAGATATAGTTTTTAACCAACCATCTTCTTCAGATACTACTTCTACAGTTTTACCTTTATCTAAACTATTTACAACATTACCAGATGCTGATGGTTTATCCATAACTAGCACTGGTGCATTGATTTTATATAATTCAAACATTTTATATCCTCCTAAATACCTTAGGTTTATTACAAAAATGTCAGGGATAGCATTTCTGCTATCCCTGAATAGTTTATCTTAAAGCAATACTGTTCATATTGTCAATAATTGATTGATAGTTACTAATATCGGTTGTACCGACTCTATTAAAGTTGCCCTCTACACCTGCACCCGCACCTACTGTAGAAGCTGCCATTGCTCCTACATTAGCTCCAGATTGAGGCATAGCCGCTCCATTTACGTTAGCCCTAATACCTTCTTTTGCAAAAGTATTTGCTAATTGAACGATTGCAGAGAGTAATTCATTAGTTTTAGATTGTTCTTGAATAAGCTTATCTAATTTAGCTCCCAAATCACCAGTACCAACATTAGCAGAGTTAGCTTGAATTCCAGAAGGAGTTCCAGTTGCACCACTAGCGGCAGTAGTATATTTAGGATCTTTTGATAATACTTTAATTGCATCAGCTTTACTCATACCATGAGTATTCACTAAGTAATTAATATCATTATCAGAATATGGAATACCATTTGGTGCTATTCCATTATTAGTAGCTTCAAGACTAGTCTTAGCAATAGGTAAATTAAAGTTAGAGGATTTCAAGCCATCTAAGTAGCTTCTACCATAAGATTTAATACTACCCCATGCATTAGATGCAAGATTTTTGATCATAGAACCAAAGCCTCTACCAAATGTAGATGTTTTGCCTCTACCAAATCTAGATCTAGTATTTTTAGGAATTTGTTCGTGTAAACCATACATGCCTTCATCGATACCTCTGTTAGCAGTATAATCTACTTTGATTCTAGTACTACCTCTACCATATCTAGAAATACTCATAAATCCAGGAGTAGATGCGTCGCCATGTTTACCTTTACCAGCATTACCAGAAGCTAAGCCTTCGATAGAGTATTGGCAAGGGTCTACTGCGCCATTCATACCAGCACAAGATTGGTCACTTGTTACAGTGTAATGTAAGTGAGGACCCGTACTTGCACCAGTGTTACCAGATTTAGCAACAATAGTACCAGATTTAACTGTGTCACCTTTTTGAACACATTGTTCTGATAGATGGGCAAATAAATGATACATTCCTTTGCCATCTTTGATTACTACGAAGTTACCGTATCCACTACCAGGACCGCCTTGAGATCCTACATCATCAACAGTACCGTCTACAGGAGTAGGAACAGGAGTTCCTTCTGCAACACCTAAGTCAATACCATTATGGTTTGTAGAACCTACACCACCAGGGCTTTCACGAGGTCCAAATGGAGATGTAATAGGAGCATTGCCCATACCAGCTTGAAGTGCAGCTGCTGCAGAGCCAGATTGAGGAGTTGATACAGATCCAGCACCGCCAGATTGACTTCCACCAGAAGAGGAACCACTCTTATTACCACTATCCATACCTAAGATACTACTAAATGGATTTTCATCACCAAATAAGAATTTGAGATTATTACCAAATATTTTAGATGCAGATCCCATAATTGTAGAACCAAGCATCTTAGTCATCTTAGACAATGGAGCAGCCATTCTTTCGGCCATACCAGTAATTCTTCCAAAGAATCCTTTACTATAATCAGCACCAGAAGAAGCTTTATTAGCTGCAGCTGCTTGAGCAGCAGTCTTAGCTCTATTTTCTTTTTGAGCTTGAGTAATAGTAGGAGCAAATGCAGGTTTAACTGTAGGTTGGGCCAGCATTTGTCCAGGGGAAGAAGCTGTCAAAGGATTAGCTTTAGGAGTAGGAGCTACACCTGTAAGTGTTTGAGTAGCATTCAAAGTTAACTGTTGAGGACCAGCACCCATACCAAATCTAGCTTTAAGATGTTTACCTTTACCAGAAGTTGGAAGTGTTCCTTTGCCATCTAAAATAGCCTTTGCAGAAGCAATACGTCTAGGATAACTTGCTGTGTCTTCAGAAACTTCGAATCCTTTTTCCCAAGTAACTACCGCATCTTCAATAGATTGATTTGCCATAGCTTGGACAAATTGATTATAATACCCACCAGGTCCTATTTCAGACCATAAGTATTCTAGCTGTATTGATAGATCGTTCCAATTTTTACCTTTAGAACTTGCTAAAGATTGTAGTTTGGTAGCACGGTCATTTAACCATTGACAAATACCAATAGCACCAATTTCATTTTTAGCAGAAGGATTGTATTCAGATTCTGCTTCAATATTACCGCAAATAGCAGCTGCTTGAATATCGTTTAAACCTTTAGATTTTAAGAAATCAAAGATTTGTTTTGCATTTGCCGCAGCATCACCATTTACTGCATTATTAGAACCATCTGAAGAACCACCACTACTAGAAGTGGTACCGAATGATAATGCATTGCTAAATATTTCTGCTACTTTGGCAAACCCACTTAAGAAACCAGTAGCACCAGAACTACCACTAGAGGAACCTCCAGTTGCTTTACTTGGTTTGCCTGGATCTCTCTTGCCGAATTTAGAATTATCGATTAGAGACATATTTGGTTGACCAGATGGAATAGCAGACATAGCACCATTCATACCATTAACGTATTCATCAATAGATGCACCGAAGTAACCATTCTTTTTCAAACGAGTTGCAAAGTCAGTTACATCTGTAGAACCACTTAAAGATGGTTCATTACATTTATTGCAATAATATGCATAGTATTCAGCCCATTCTTCTTCGTTTCCGAAGTGCATGTAGTAGTTACCACCATCAGGCTGTTTATCTTTAGGATCTCCAGTAGGTTCATTTTGAGTCATACCACCGAAGTTGTAATTTTCTCTAGCTAATTGAGAGGAGAACCCACCTGATTCATGATACCATTGAGCAAAGATCAATTTAGCATCAATACCAGTTTTAGGAGCAACCCAGTTAGCCAATGCCCACATCTTATCAGCAGAGATTCCGCCTCTACCATATCTAAACTTACCTGTTCCGAAATGGAAGTTATTAGCTCTTAAAGAGGAAGTTCCTCTACCATATCTTACATTTTTACCAGAACCATATCGTTTAGATCTAGCGCTAATAGCAATAGTAGATTTAGATAAAAGATCATTTGCCTTATAAATCTTATTAGGTTGACGAGTTTCTGGGTCTTGAACAACAACGTTTCCGTTAGCATCAATACCAGTAGCTGTAACATAATGTGGATTTTCAGCAAATGGAGTTCTATTAGACTCACCAGCTGCATCTTGACCCATCAATACAACAGGATTGCCTGCTTGTAAAGATCTCTTAATAGAATCATTATCATAAAGAGTATCTGTTTCCATACCAGCTTTATTCATGAAACTAGAGAAGAATTCTGGTCTTGTACCACCATTGGTTTCTTTGAACCCACCTTTGATAGCATATTGAGCAGCCATACGAGGATCTACATCAACACCTAAGGAAGATAATGCATTAACAGCTGATACAGGACCACATCCAGAATCTGCCATAGTTTGAGCTTCAGAATCGCCAGGAGCATTGAATGGCATAGAGTAATTAGAATCTAATTGAGAGTAGAAGTTGCCTTTACCGTATTTAGAAGTTTTACCCTTACCACCATTGCCTATACCAAAGAAATTCATAAGACCAGTTTTAGCTTCACCAATAGTATCAGCAGCCTTACCAGCTTTATCTTTAACCCAATCTACACCTTGGTTGAATCCTTGTTTAACTGTATCTGCGGCACTAGAAATACCAGAGGTTACAGAATTGTAGATATTTGAAGCCCCTTGTTTGAGACCTCCCCACATTTCTAAACCTTTATTCTTAGCCCACTCTAGGTTATTACCTACAAAGTCTTTAAACTGATTTGCCTTTTCAACGACTTTTTCAACGACGCTCTTAGCACCAGTTTTAACACTTTTGACCATATCACCTAAAGTATCTTTAGCTTTATCTACATTATCACTGAAGGAGGAAGACTGTTCGTCTTTTCCTCTAGGTTTTTGTCTTCTTAATTCATCTAGTTCTTTTTTACCAAAACCAAATGCTGGACCGATATATTCAATACCCATTTCTAATACAGCATCTTCTGGAATGATGATACCTAGAATAGGGATTGCGGCACACATAGCTGTTACAACACCTGATACGATTTTCATACCAGTACTAGAAGTACCTTCAGAAAGCTTAAGCATTTCGTCAGCATTGTTATAGCCATGATAGAAGTCTGATATAATACCACCAACGATAATAACAGCAGATACTATAGCCCCGATACCTGTAGAAGCAGCGGCAGCTTCAGCACCTTGTCTCATTAGTTTTGTTGCAGCACGAGTAATATTAGCAGGTTTAGCAGCTCTTTCTAAAAGCTTAGCACCAAATGCTTTAACAGCCTTGACAGATTTGCCAGGAAGAACTGATTCTAATTTGCCTGTAACTTTTGTAATACCATCTTTAAGTTTAGCCAATAAAGCTTGGATAGTAGAATTTTGAGTTTCGGCTTTAGCAGCAGCATCAGTTACATCAGACCCTACTTCTTTAGCAAATCCTAAAGCATCTTTACCTTTAGCTACTAAAGAACTCATTCCTTTACCAGCCATGCTCAATGCCTTACTATCTACCATACCATGATACATGTCACTTGGGATAGAGGAGAAATCTCCATTAGCTATATCATAAGCAGCAGCACCAGCAGCACCCATCTTACCAACACCGCCACCAAGTTTACCAACTAGAGCAGTTGCTCCAAGAGATGCACCAAGACCACCAAGAATACTTCCAGTACCTTGTTGTGGATCAGTTTGAGCTTGACCAGTCATACCAGAAGTTTCAGGTTCAGAAGCACTAGAAGATCCTAATCCGAATCCTAATGCACCAAGACCTGCAAGAGCAGCTCCGACTTTACCTTTGCCTTTAAATTTAGCAGCAAGTTTACTAATCATTCCAGGACCACCACCAGAAGCAGCAGCACCAGCGGCAGCTTTGGTTGCAGCTTGAGATGCAGCAATTTGTTCAGCTTTGGCTAAGTTTTTAGCACCAGATTTAGCGAATTTACCACCAAGCTTAGTAAATGCATAGTCGCCTAATGCTTGACCACCTAAATCTAAAGCAAAATCACTAAGATCGAAATCTTGACCATTTGCCATTTTATAGGCTTGCATAGCAGCAGCGCCGCCTAACCAGCCAGCAGGTTTGCCAAATCTTTTTCCTAAGAATCTATTAGCAAGCATACTACCAGTACCCATTGCTAAATCGCCAGGAAGTGCAGATAAGCTTTCTTGAGCAGCAGCTTCGTCTCCTGTGAGTTTGTTGTAGACATATCTACCACCATCAAATAGACCGTAACCTGCTACACCACCTAAACCTTTAGCAGCTGTAGATGTAAAGAGTTTACCAATTCCACCTTTAAGATTACCTAAGAAGGAGTTACCAGCACCAGCAGCTCTAGTAGCAGCTGCACCAGCTTTTGTAGCAAATTCACCAGCTTTTGTTCTTAAAGATTCAGGGATTAATCCATTTGCCATAGATTTTGCACTACCCCAAATGAATTTACCTATATCTTTAATACCCTCTTTGATAACAGTTTTTACTTTACTACCAAATTTAGCAACTGCGGCAGCGATTGCTGGGCCTATTAATGGAATAGAAGCTAATGCATTCATTATAGTGGAAAGAGGTCCACCAAATAAAGAGTCTAATAAGCTACCACCAGCGGCTTTAGCTTTTTGACCAGTTTTAGATGCACCAGCACCAATCTTTTCAGCAATTCTTTCTAATGCAACAGTAGATCTTTCTTGCAATTGAACTTTGTGTTGGTTCTTAGCATCGATCTCTTTATTGTGTTTATTAGGAATTTCCATTAATTGACCATCTGCAGAAGAGATAGCATATTCTTTAGTATCACCGTCAGCAGTAGGAACTGTTGTTATACCATTTTTGCCAGCTCCCATACTAGAAGCACCTTTAGAACTAGACATATTTGCTCCAATGATTCCAGCAGCAGATACTGAACCCATATCTTTAGCAATTTCATCTCTAGTTCTCATATCAGTAGGTTTGGAAGAAGTAGATACATCTTCTAATCCATCAGAGGATTTATTACTATCTCCGCCACCAAATAAACTACCGAATAGACCACCACCAGATTTAGAGCCACCGCCAAATAGCCCTTTAGCCATACCAATGATACCACCCTCAGCATGGTGCTCAATAGAGTCATCTAACTTTTTACCATGAAGGACTTTAAATGTTTCTCTAGCACCTGGGGCTAAACCAACTTTCTCTGCCATACCAAATGGAAGGAAAGATTTGGATATCATTGGAATTATTGCATTGGTAAAGTTTTGAAGGGTATTCAATACTTCACCTTGGCGTTTATCTATTTTTTCATTAGCTTTTTCTAGTTTAACAAAGAAGCCTTTACGATCATCATATAATGCATCGTAAAAACCTTTCTTAACAGCATCACTCATGTCTTTAGCTCCACCGTTCCCAGTAAGGAAATTGTAGAGTTGAGTCATGTCTTTATTAGCAAGATTATTATCTTCAGCTTCTGTTTCGTCTAGTCTAGAATTCAAGGACAAACCTTTACGTTTTTGCAATTCGTTTACACGGCTACCTAATACTCTGGAAATAGCTTCCATTTCTTTAATAGCTTTTTCATCTCCTCGCACAACTCTGAGGTATAGTTTTCTAAAATCATCTTTTTCGATGAGAGGATTTTCAATACCTCTAGTTAGTCCTTTATATACTTTATCAGCTATTTCATAAATAGCATTTTTATTATCATTAGAATTGAATACTTTGGCAGCTTCTTGGGCTCTAGCAACTTTCTTTTCACCAGCTTTTAGAGTTTGAACAAGAGATCTGTATTGTTCATCAGATAGTACGCTACTATTTTTAGCTTTGAATTTAGCAAGTTTATCAAGTGCACCTTGTACACCTTTACCATTTTTAAATTCGTCAATAATACCTAGTGCATTAAGATCTACAGCTCCTCTAGTTTGCTCTTGAATATCATCCGCTGCTGCTCTAAAGTCAGCATAAGATTCTTTAGTAGCTTGATTTAAATAATAATCTTCACCACGATATTTTCTATTCTTAGCAAAGTCTAAAGCATCATTCATTTGAGCTCTAGCCATATTGATACCAGCATAATTATCTGTACCAACTTCGCCCATCATTCTAGTAACGTCAGCTACATTACCAGTCATATTGTTTTCATCAATCAATCTGATTTGATCTTCAGTAGAACCAGTACCATAACCTTTTTGAATAAGTTTCCGGTTAGCCCATCCACCTACTTTACGTTCCATTCCTTTGGCGAAAGATCCTGCTTTTCTACCAACAAATTTAGCTAAGCCTTTTCCCCATCCTCCGATTTTTGTTCCGATACCTAGTTTATCGAAAAGTTTTTCAAAGAATAGACCTGGAGAATCTAGTTTTCCTTTGATAAAGTTTGTAATAGTTTTAGCAGTTTGCAAACCATAAACGCCTATTAATTTAGTAACAGGTTTGACGGTATTGAAGATAGGTTTGATCATATCATCTCTTAACCATCTACCCATATTTTGTCTAATATCTTGAAGAGTCCATTTAAGAGGGTTAGTAAAGTGACGTCTAATAGCACCAGCTAAACCACCACGTCTTACGCCATTCTTATCCTTGATACCAAGCATAAGCTCTTCAAATTTATCAGTAGTTGATAGTACACCTAACCCTGCACCTAAGATGGAGTTACCAAGAATACCAAATGGACCTAAAAGCATAGTACCAATAGTAGCAGCAGCAACTCGAGGGAAGTGTTTCTTAATAAGATCTTTACGATCCTTATTTAATAGACCGCCACGATCACCAAATAAGAAGTCATTTAAATCTTTATTATTTTTAACTACAGAGATACTTGCACCAAGCATAGCCCCACCCAAAGGACCGAATGGGAGTACTAAACCAGAGATAGCACCTACTGTACCATATTTCTTAGCATCAGGCATATACTTTTGTAAAGTATCTTGCCATTTTTTAGAGATTAGGCCTTCTTTATGAGTAACATTACCTTCAGCATCTACAATATCTTTACCAAATACTGTTTCTTGGAAGGTTTTATTATTCTTGATAATATTGATAGCAGAACCTGCCATAGCTCCAAATAATGGACCACCTAATGGGAATAATGTTCCAAGCAAAGCACCAGCAGCACCACCTTGAACAGCATTACCCATATTCTTTTTAGCAAAGTCATTAAATTGAGAAGCAGCTTTCTTAGGATCTATACCAAAGGCTTGTTCTATACCTGTAGATAAACCATTTAGACCCATAGCATGAGCTACTTTTCCTGTAGCTCTATCGATGCCTCTTGTAAAGAAGTTTCCTTTATTTCTATTACGTTCATCAGCATATGCTTGATTATGAGCACCTAATTGTTCAACAATTTCTAAGTCAGAAGTGCCTCCAGCATGATGGCCAATATTAGAAATTAGTCTACGTTTGAAGTCTTTCTCTTCAGACAATTGTTGGCCAATATTAACACTATCCTTTTCAGGATTGAAAGGATTCATATTAGCAGGAATAACTAATTCACCTTTATGAAGTGTAGTAAGTGTTACATTGCCTTTTGATGGGTTAACGTATTTTACTCCACTAGCATGATGCTCAATACCACGTTCAGCTTCTGCTAATCTAGCAAGTCTAGATTGTACTGGACCTCTTTGAGATACATACGAGTTTATTGCATCTGATTGGTACCTTCTTCCAGCAGATGGTAAATCGAATCCAAGGAATTGAGCTGCCTCTCTTCCTGAACTTTGTATTGAATCTCTAGTGTATCCATATACACCTTGAACACCTTGTTTAGCATTGTCTTTAACGAAGTTAACACCACGTCTAAATTTAGCTTTAGCAGCAGCTATACCTCTATCAAGGTCAAACCCAAACCAATCTTTAGCAAATCCTTTAATCTTATCAGGAAGGGTCTTAGCTAATTTATCTCTAAGGCTTCCTAAAATACTATTAATTTGCTTATTAAGGTTATTGGTAATTTCTTTCATATCATGGATCATTACATTGAATAAACCTTTAACAGGTTTTCCGTCTTCATCCTTGATATTAGTATTCTTACCAAAAAGCATATCATGCATGAATTCATCCGCACCAGCGATTACTGTTGTAAGTAATCCAGCAGGAGCTTTGAATATACCTTGCACGCCTTGTTGAATAGTCATGAGTTTATCACCAATAGTACTAGACTTGATGATATCATCTAAGAAACCAGTAGTTTTGTTAGTGAGAGTATCAGCTAACTTACCTTTTTTAGATCTATTCTTATAACCTTGACCATGTATAGCTTTAATAGCATTTGTTAATTCTTCATCTAAAGTAGAAGCTGTAGCTCCACTCATATTAGAATTAGTATTTTCAACAACAGAAGATTTGATTGTCTTCTCTTTTTGTTTTATTTGTCTTAAGAACGCTTGATCTATAGCTGTAGTAGGATCGGCTTTACCACCTCTTCCTCTACCACCAGCAGATCTAAGACCTCCACCAGAAGCTAATAGATTTCTGATATGGAATAATTCTTTATAGATATTATATTGATAATCGTATAAAGACATACCATATTTATCTTTATATCTTGCATTAGGAGGTACGAAATTATTAGCTATATATTCACCACCAATAGAAGTTTTTATACTTCCATTAGTAGCTTCATGTACAAGACCTTGACCAGAAGCAAATAGGTTTTGAACCATCTCATTCTTCTTAGCCAAAGTACTGCTTATCTTAGCTTGCTGTTTACCTAATTGACCAGATGCTCTAAACATATTCATCACAAGATCAAAGGTTTCTTGAGAAGTATCTTTACTCTTGTATTGATTATCTTTATTTTTATATTTGGTTAGAATTCTATCAATATCTCTAGGATTAAAGTTACCGTTCTTCCAAACACCATCCATTAGTCTATTAGCAGCGTTTATAATTTCTTTTTTACGCTTATCATATTCTTGCTTACTACTAGCCCCTAGATCACTATTAGAAAGAGCAACAGCTATAGATTCTCTTAACTCTTTAAATGCTTCTCTTTTTAATTTGGTATCTATATTCTTTTGGCTATTAGCAGCACTAAGCTCATTAGTCCATCTACCTGTTTGATAGTTAAATACTCTAGGAGTTTCTCCTGTAAGAGCAGATTCTATCTTTCTTAAGTATCCAGGAATAACTTCTACCAAAGATTTCTGTGCAATACCATTCCAGGCAATAGCGCCTTTATTATAGTTACTGCTTTGGAAGTCTTTTAAGAAGTCTTTATATTCTTCTTTTACACCAAAGATTCTTGATAACTCTTTAGCCATACCTTTCTTACCATTACCCAAGTCAAAAACTTGTGCTAAGGCAGATTGTATATAGCCGTTAATATTTTTATCAAACCCACTAATAGCTTTCTTAAGGTCTTTACCCATTGCCATACTAATACCACTCTTAGTAATGGCTTTCATAGGATTGCCTGTAAATTCACCAATCATCATAGGTAAAGCAGCATAGAACATTTTTATTGTATCTAAGGTACCACCATCTTTATTGGCTTTACCAGTAATAGATTTTATATAATTTTCTAAACTAAATCCATCGGATCCGAATACTTTACTAGATTTAGATTGGTTTCTACTAGTCTTGGTATCAAAAGAATCTTTATATACAGATCTCTGTATATCTATGAGTTCTTTTAATATGGCATTGTTCTCATTAGTCAACTTACTCATAGTTTCAAAATACTTAGTAGCATTTTGAGTATAAGTAAGCATTACTTTATTATTAAACTCTATCAAAGAGTTCATACCTTGCCCCAACATACTGAAGCCATTGTTCATGATACCAATTTGTCTTTCACCCTGAGCAAATTGAGCATGGGAAATAGCTTTTTGGTTTTTGAGTTGAACATCAGTAGTCTCAGCAATTACTCTAGATAGAGAACTAGTATTAGCTCTTAACTGACCAGAGATCATAGATGCTACTACAGCATCTCCACGGGATATTTTAGACCCAGGATTCTCTTCATCAGTATCTTCAAAGTCTTCCATCAAGTCGCCAAACATATCAGACATCATATCCATCATCATTTTTTGTTCGGCTTTAGCAACAGTTTCGTTTTCATGATAGAAGTTACCAGAAGTAATTTCTCTTTTTAAATTCCTAAACGTATCATTGACTGGTTTAAAAATAAATTGCTCTCTAAGATTTTTCATCTTAAGACCAGTTGCTTGTCTAGAACTAACGATCTCTTTAAATGAATTCTTAGCATAGTCTCTATTATTTTCAATCATCTTAGTTGTTATCGGTGCTTGATCTTTAAGAACTTCTACCGCAGCAAACTTTAATGATTTACCAAGTCTTCTCGTATAGGCTAGAATAGAGTTTTTTGCCATAAAAGACTATATCCTCCTTTCTTTAAGCATTACGCTGATGTCTTAATTCGACATAATGATCCCCACTACAGAACTTAATCTGTAGTGGGATGTTCATTATTTGCGGGAATGCTCCAGATATACTAAACGCTTAGTATATCAAAAAGGTAGAACTGGGTCTAACTCTTAGAAGATAATTATTTATCCTCTTCTTGTTTTGTGAAACGATTAAAAGATTTACCTTCTGTATCATTCCAAAAACGTGTTTGCTTGGTTGGATCTATTTCTTTCCAATTATCTTGTTTCATTTCTTCAATAGTAGCTTTTCTAAAAGCTGGTACAGAAATAAATGTGATACGGAATTTATATTTAATCGAAGCAGTCTTTCTATCAAAGACTGTTCTCCAACCAAGGGCAATATTGGAATCTGTTTTGAAACCTACTTCTTTAGAATTAATACTAAAGGAAAGAGTGTTAGGATAATTTTCATTTGATACTGATGGAATATTATTGGCAATGCTATTCATCATAGCTTTAAGAACAGCTGCCTCAATAGCTGTATCACCACAATAAGCTTTTAATTCTGGAATGTTTTTAATTACTGTAGTATAAGCCTCTTCAAATGTTTCGAATGTTTTAGTAAGATTTATAACAGTTGGTTTAGTGCTGAATTTTCCTTTAGCAAAGTTAGGCATTTTAGTTCTCCTCTTTATCTGATTCGTTTTCTAGTTGTTTGTATTTTTCTGCTTTTTCTAGAATATCTTTTGCATCATCGATAGTCTTTACTTCCATATCAGTAATTTCTACTTCTTCTCCAAGATCTTCATCTACTCCATTAGATGTATTAGAATCTGATAAGAATATTGTATCAGGATCAAATCTATTTGAAATATCTTTATTATTTGGAGTTAGAGCTATAAAAGCTATTCTAGAGAAGATATCTGGGAATTGCTCATCTTCATTGATTAAGAAGTTATAGTTTAATTCATCAATCAAATGTTTAACTAATCCTTCTGTAACTAATTGAACTTCTTTTTGTGCAGCCATATCTGATCTAATATTTATGAAATGAGCGAGTTGTTCAATAGTAAAGGTCATCATAAGCTTAGTAGTCACATTCATAGGTAACCAAGCTCTGGCATCTTCTTTAACGATCTTATTATCCAAAGCATATTTATAATTACCAAATGGATCTATATTTCTAATATAATCAACAGTTGACGGATCAAGATCAGAATATCTTCCTGGATTAGTATCTAATGGATTAATAAATTGAGATAAATCGGTTTGATGTTTTACATAGCGTTGTGATTCTTGAGAAATAGCAACTCTATGGCGAGTCATCTGATTAGCACATGCTCTTGAAATATCATGGAATACAAAAGACATTGTAGAAACTTTGAATAAGTCTTTGATATCAAATCCATATGTTTTGATATGATTGAATATCTTTTCTAAATACTTATCTTTTCTATGTAAGAAGGTTACTGTATTAGAATCCAATTCTTCTGTAATTGGTTGATACTCTTCTGCTACTGTATCATAATTATTTGGAGATTCTAGTTTCTCATATTCATATCTGTGCTGTGTCACTGCAGAAATGATTTCTTTTGTAGCAACTTCTGGTTCGTATACACATAAGTCTTCATCAAGAATACCATCTTCAATATATTGGGATAGTATTTCTTTTTCAAAAGATGCATACATGATATTTTTAACTGTTTGAACAAATGGATTTTCTTCAGAGCATTCTTGAATAATGTGTCCAAAAGCTCTTGATGATCCACTAATAAGGATCATAATAGAAAGATTAGATTGCTCTTTGATAGAAACTTTGCAGTATTTTGTATATGATAAAAACTCTGTCACATACTTCATATAGTTTGTTGTAAATGAAGTATAAGAAGGAATTTTAATAATAGCAATTGCATTAGTATGCTCAAAAGGAGATTCATGGCCTCTTGCTCCCATTCTAGAGCAATATCCTTTTTGTTTATCATATCCTCCATCAGGTAGCATTCCTACGCAAACTCTTCCAGATCTATTAAGTAGATATACGTTATCAGATACATCTACTATTTCAAATTCTGGAGTTGGAATAACTATTCCTTGCATTTTCTCCATATTCTTTGTATCAGTATTCCATTCATCACTTGTGTGAGAACCTTTAACTATATCTGTGATTTTGTTTATTAGTCCCATTTTAATACTTCTCCTCTTAATAAAGGAATATAAAGTTATATAAATATTTATCTTATAAAAAAGTCAGTGAAATTATATAAAATTAAAGAGAAACCCTAGAACCATTACGGCTCTAGGGCATGAATTAGAAGTATTAATCAACCAGTTTATGAGAGTTATAAAGTCTACCACAAGGGTCCATGTATGAATCATATAAATCATCATAATCATACATTAGATGATGAGTACCACCATTTCTATGATGATGATATGGTCCACCATAATATTCCCCTCTCCAACCATTTTCTCTACTTTCGTAGTCATAGGAAGGTGGATATAATTGAGGTCTACATACTCTACCATGTTCACAACAACATCCACAATCTTCTTTAGGAGATTTAGGAGCATAAACATAATTAGATCTGCTTCTTGGATGACATTCATGAATCTCATGAATTACATTACCAGGATTGAATCTTTGGTATCTTTCTGTACCCATAATAAGTTTATTAGCATTAGGGTCATACCAATATCCATCATAGAATGGTTCATTTATTTCATCATATTGACCATCGCTATGGATTAGAACACAAGGAATATTATTCTCTCTGCATAATTTGATAATTGGATATACAGCAGAAGCTCTATAAGCAACATTGTTATCCATAAAAATAATAACTCTATCTAATTTAGAAGTATTAGAGAATGGATGGAAGTTTTGCAATGCGCATAAGAAATCAGAAATACTGTGTCTCATAGCTCCAGGATTTCTTGGATCAGAAATCAATGGAGATTTATGCATTCTATTATAATCAACTCCATACATATGGGCTATCTTCTCTACATCAAAATCAGATCTTGGAGATCCACCATAGATAACTTCTAAATTCATTCTTCTATAATATCTTTCAAAGAATGTAGTTAGTGATCTAGTAACAACGTATGCTTCATATCTCCATAAAGGATCTACTACAATAGCTACTCTACCATAAACTTTAGGGGTTAGAGCTTTTGCTACATTTCCACCACAATCGCAATTAGTCCAATTATCCATAATAGGATTAGGATTTCCTTGTACATTGATAGAACAAGAGAATTCAGCTTCGGCTGTTACATCAAACCAGTTAAGCATGAATTCATCTTCTTTACTTAGCTTATCTCCGCAACAACACTTATTCATGATTATTTTCCTTTCTATCTCTTCTTCGACCTCCAGCAAGTCTATATTCTCGTTTAGTTTCTTTAACGTAGACTTTCATTCCAGGTCTTAATAATTCTCTAGGCATTTCTAGAAGATCATTCATTGTATCTACAATCATAAAATCATCAGTAGGTTCTGGTTTTACATATCTTGTATTTATTACATGAATTTCAGAATAGATATCTTCTAATTGTCTATTACCAGTAGTAACTTTTCCAGGAAGATCTTTATAATATCCATTAACAATTACAGGAACTGTAACAGTGGCATCGATATCTGTAGTACTAGGAAGGATGATATCAATCATACCAGAGAATTGTCTGAATGTATGATAATGCTCTAATTCAACAGCACCGTTAATTTCTGATGTGATATAGTCATGCATATGAACTACACCATCTAAGATATCATAGTCTTCGTATTCTGGATCGATATCTACGTCACATAATAATTCTTTGATATAATCATCTACTGTGACAGCTGCCAAGAATTCTGTATTAGAAGTACAAGGTACTACTAATTTAGAATAGATGGAATATGGATATCTGTTAGATTGAATACAGCATCTACCATAGAGATATAATTGTTTTAGATTTTTATCGCTAATCTCTAAATTACAATCTAGATCATAGTTATCGATAGTTCCCAAATAGATAAGATCATCTACAACAAATAAAGTTCTACCAAAAGTATCCGCATTGATATTAACTGTAGAATCTAGATCTTTTGTAGACCAGAAATCTTTTACTGTAATTTGAGATATAATGGTATTCTTTTCAGTTTCTTCCAATTCTGATTGAACGTAATCTAGATTACATTTCTTAAGAATATCTAATGCTCTTACAGCTGGTACTGTAACAGAACTTGTAAATCCAACCTTATCTTGATCAATATCTGGATTATTAATATCTTCAATAAAGTTTGCATGTAGTTTAACTGTAGATTCTAGATCTGTTTCACTTACGCCTTTATCAAATATCATTTGACCTTTAAGGTCAGGGAATAGTCTAAATGTAGACTCTTCTAGATCAATGTCACCATTAATATCGATCTGATTTAGATCATCGATATATTTCTTACCAATAGTGAAATCACCTTGGAGGTCTTTAACGACATCTGTTGGTATATGGGTAAGTTTACCTTTGATCATAGAAATATATTGCACATAAGAATTGTTCTTAACCTTTACTTGCGCTGGAACATCGTACGCATGCCAACCACCTACAAAGAAGAACTCTCCTTTTAATATATTCTGTTTAAATCTGATTCGATTGGTTTCATCAAAATTCTCGATATCTGGCATTTTGTAGCCCCCAATCTTTATAAAAAATTTAGCTAAATTTTGTATTATAATGATGTGATAAAGTAATCCATAGAGTCAATTAAGACTCTATGGATTTTAGTTTAATATTCAGATCTTGTATCAATCATTTCTACAATTTTGTATCCAACTACTAAATCTTTAGTATTGTTTTTATAGCAGAAACAATAGTAATCTTTAAGGTCAATATGGAAATCTGTTATTAAAGATTGAATTGTTCCTTCTTCAATACCTTTATCAATTCTATTTTCTCTAAGAAGATCATTAAGTATTTCTATAGCATGAATTTTGCTATCAAATACTACTGGTACTACTAAGATATTATTGATTGATTTCTTAAGATTTATATGGAACTTATCTTTAACTAAAACAAGACTTTTACCTTCCATATTAATTAACCTTTCTTGATCTTATAGGTGATCAGTAGGAGCAACAGTTTCTGGTTCTTTTTCTACTGGAGCTTCTTCGCCTGTTACTGTTGGTTCTTCTTCTGGTGGTTCTGCTGGACTAGGCATACCAATACCATAATAATGATGCCATACAATATTATCATGTTCGAATGTAGGAGATGTAGTATCTTCTGGTTTAGGCAATTGCATGAAATGATATTTACGGTATGCTACAGATTGATCTGTATATGGGTTTGTATCGAAATCATCAGGTTTCTTAATTCCCAAATCATAAAATCGAGCATACACAATAGCCTCATCGGAATATGGATTTACATCAAAATCAGCTGGTTTAGGAAGATCCATAGAATAGTATTTACGGTATGCTACAGATTCATCAGAGTAAGGGTTTTCTTCCAAATCATGAGGTTTAGCTGGAGCATTTTGATCTTTCTTTTTAGCACCATGAGTAGTTTCATCATCATCAGGATTGTATAGTTTATCGAATTTGAAACCTACCAATAATTTTTCGCCATCGATTTTAACACCAACCACTGCTTCATAAAGAGCTTCAGCTTCTTCACGATCTTCTACACCTACAGCTTTAGCCAAAGTAAGAACATCGTTTTGAGTAGTTTCGAAATAACGGTTGTCTTTTACATAGTCTGCTACGATATCCAATAATTTAGTAGTTGCACGTTCTTCATTATCGAATACAAACATAGTAGTCAATTTTGTATCTTCCATTAAGTCATTTTTTGTAACATTGAGAGTATCATTAGTGATAACAATCATCTCTGCCATTACTAAACACTTCCTTTCTTGATTCTAAAATTATAATAATCCTATCTTAGGACTACTTATTTGTCAATTAGAAAACCGATATTGGGTAAAAAATAATCAGCGGAGTCTGATTTGGGTTTGGGTGTTGGCGAAGCCAAAAACCCAAAAACCCCCCGTCTAGTATATTAATATATATTATAGAAGACAACATAGAATGAAGTAGATAGATGAAGACTAACCTAACGGAAGGAGACCCACACGTCAGAATAGGTTCTAATATTAGAAACTATTGACTACAAGGTTTTACCTTTTGTATCAGACTTTAGGTCTGATTTATATCAGAAACGAAGCAAAGAGCTTTTTCTTCTATAATATATCATCAAAAAAATTATTACCAAGTCATAATATCTAAATCTTTCAATATATTTAGAAAAAAAAATAAGAGATAGGTACTAAGACCTATCTCTTAAATTATAGATTATTTCATTTCATATCGATCTACTCTATAAATAGTTTTAGAATCTTCGCCAAAGTTAGGATCTAATTCATCTCTATTCATATAGATAAAATCTACAGAGTATACATAATCAGCATCAGAGATATTATTCACATATAAAGATTCTGGCATAATACCACATTCTTGCCACTCTATAACTAATTTATTAACAAAATAGATAGCATCTTGCTTATCATGAAATACACCAATAATATTACTAAATGCATTATCAGAAGAAGCTGGATTAAAATAGTTTTTTGTTACAATGTAACTAAAAGTTTTATTCATAATATAACTCCTTTTATTAACTGACTTTAATAGTTCTAAATGTATACACATATGCAGTGTGTCCTATTTTAAAGGATTTTAGATAAGAACCTTTTTGAATTAAGATAGGAGTCGTATTAAAATATTTAGTTATTTCATCATGCTCTTCTTTGGTCAATTGTTCTGCACCTTTATCTAACGTTGAATTTACATATTCAGTTAATTCGGCAAATGCAGAATCTTTATTCTCAAATGCTTTATCCTTCCAAATATAACTAAATCTTTCATTTTCAATCTTATTATTGAATAGAATATACTCTGTTACTAGAATGATTGTAAGGCTTTTTTCATTATTCATAATTATAACCTCCTTAAGGGTTAATATTTAAAAATAGAGTATGAGTTTATACAATGCCCCAATAATTTCAAAGTATTACGTCATACTTGAAAAATATATAATAGAATTCTTAAAATTGAACTTCTCTCACTCTTATTCTTATCATCAACCCTATTTTATAATAATCTCTCATTACTCCCTTTTTAATAATTTACCTCCTTTCGTTTGAGATTATTATATTTGATGTAACACATCATTATTATAGTATATAATTATACCAAAATTTGAAAAAAAATAAGAGATAGGTACTAAGACCTATCTCTTAAATTGTAGATTATTTAATTTCATGACGATCTACTTTAAAAGTAGTTCTAGAACCTTCACCAAAGTTAGGATCAGATTCATCTTCATTATTATAAATGAAATCTACAGAATAGATATAATCAGCATCAGAGTTATTATCAATATATGGTGGTTCTGGTTCAATACCCCATTCTCTTTTTGCTTCTTCTGATAATTGATTTACAAAATCAATAGCAGCTTGTTTATTATGGAATACTCCCATAATATTACTAAATACATTATCGGAAGAATCTGGATTAAAATAGTTTTCTGTTTTTGTTACAATGTAGCTATAGTTCTTAGTCATAATTTTATCTCCTTGGTTGTAGCATATAGTTCTTACTGAAAAATTATATGCTTTGTCATTAATCTTAAAAGATATAGGTTTTAACTTTTTATTATTAGAAGCGACAATAGCATGGAAGTAAGTATTTATTTCTTTTACTTCACTATCTTCTAAATATTTAGCACCTTTATCAAATTCTTTGTCTATGAATTCATTTAATTTCTCAAATGCTTCATCTGCATTTTTAAATGCTTTGTTAGCCCAAACAATACCAAATTTATTTTCAATTCCATGATTAATACTTGGTAATTTATTCGTATTTAAATTATAAATAGATTCTAAAACAATCGTTACATTTTCTTTTAATTCATGCTTCGCCATCTTCACCATATTTGTTATCCTCCATAAAGGTTAAAGTGAGTATGAGTTTTATACAATGCCCTATCTTTCAATGTATTATGTCATACTAGAAATATATCCATTGAACTCCATTAACCCTCTATAATAATCTCATTACCCCTGATAATTTACCTCCTTTCTTTTTGAGATTATTATAATTTGATGTAATAATCACTATAAAACTACATCACTATTATAGTATATAATTATAGTAAAAATTAAAAAAAATAAGAGATAGGTCTTGATACCTATCTCTTAAATTTGTTATTTCAAACTAATTTCAACAACTTCATATTTTGCTAAATATGTATCAATTTTAGCTTTAGCAGTATACACTATTTTACCATTATAAATGGATTCTTCTTTCAAGAGTTCTTCTTCCTCTTCTGTTAAATTGGTAGCACCCTCTACTTTTAATAGAGTAGAGATTCGATCAATAGCATCTTCCTTATTTTTATAAGTTGCTAATTCGAATAAAATATTTTCCTCATAATAATCAATATATAGATTATCAAAATTGTAATCCTTTGATATATTATAAGTAGATTCTAATATCCCATAAATGGTGTTCATAAATATCTCCTTTCATACTAATACTAGTTAATAGTATTTACTGCAAGAACTTTATAAGATACAATTACATTACGAAGCTTTACAACTTTATATAATTCCAAAGCATCTTTTAAAGCATCTACATTAGGAAGTTGGTTTTGGAATTCTTCTGGAATATCTTCTGTAACTTCAGGATTTCCAATATTGATTAGCTCATTAACTTTATTAATGGCTACATCTTTATCAGAATATAGAACCAAGCCAAATAGTCTATCAGACTCTAATTGAGATAATTCCCCATCTTCACGAATTACATAAAGACTTTCTAAAATAGCATAATGTTTTTCCACCATAATAATTTTCCTCCTATACTATAATATATTTTTCAAGATTCAATCCAATAACAGTATTTTGATATCGATCATAAAATATATAAGAATATGAATTTATATCACCTTGAGTATATTTACCAAAAGTTTCGATATTTTTTGAATATGGTCTGATATATCTATCACTATCTCCAAAATACTTTTCTTTTACCCTATCAATAACCTCATCCCGCTCTTCATGATCTGAGGTTATATATTTAGAACTATCCCTTACTTGTCCTTGGATTGTAGATCTTTCAAATTTATGAGTTTTCAAACAAACCTTATCTACCTGCACTACATATCTAGAACCTAGAATTTCTTTATCGATATACCTAGAATATATAAAAGAACGTATAATATCTCCTAATAACATTTCAAATCCTCCTTAATAATACTTAGTTTATTTTTTCAAGACTTAACCCAATAACAGTATTTTCATATCTATCATAAAATAAGCAAGCATATGAATTTATATTATTAGGAGCGCACACAATAAAAGTTCTAATATTTTTTGAATATGGTCTGATATATCTGTCACCATTTCTAAAATACTCTTCCTTTATTCTAGGAATAATTTTATTTGGATCCTCATCATGCGGGCAGTTTATATATTCAGAATCAACTCCAGCATATCCTTTGATTGTAGATCTTTCAAATTTATGAGTATCCATAGAAACCCTATCTACATGCACTACATATCTAGATCCTAAGCCCCAATCGAGAAACCTATGAAAAATAGCAGCACCAATATCGTCTAATGACATTTTTTAATCCCCCTTAATAAATGGAATAATCAAACAACTTATTCTCTTCGATAAGATCATCTACAGAATGACCATAGCCAGAACCTTCTAATAGATTGCCATCTTCTTTTACGATATAGAAACCATAAGTTACATCGTTGATATTATCATACATAATTCTGCAGTAATCCTCAATAGGATAAGCACAGTATTTATCAAACTGACGCATTCTATTTTCTGGAACATCTATTAGTTCTCTGCAGTCAACGATATCACCAATAGCATCAAATGCTTCATCTAAACCATCTTCTTCCATATTAATCAAACCATCAATAGGTTCTTCATATACATATGGACCACTATTGATATCAGTTGTCTTTCTAAATTTAGAACCACCGATAAGCTTATGTGCTTTGATATAAATATTCATAATCTAATTACCTCCTTTTAGGTATATAAGTTCATATCCTACAATCAATTCAGAAAATACATTTATTACCTCTTTCATAGTTGTTCTTCATCCTCAATTTCATAACCAATGTAAGTACCATCTTCCTTAAAGTTATAAGGAGATAAGATTGCACCATTTTTATCCATTACAAATATACCATACATAGCATTGTCATTTTCGATGATTTCAAAGTAATTATAATAATGGTGAGCTAGGATTTGATCTTTATGATGAATTATTTTATTAGCTTTATCAGAATATTCGAAGAATATTCTTCTAGCTTCTTTATTATCTACTTTAGAATACTTTTCTAACTTGTAGAAATATTCTTTAATCCATTTTTGGATACCATATATAATGTGATAAATACCGTATTTTTTTGGAACTTCGATTTCAATATCCCACATTTGATGATCATCAATTCCTGATAAACCACCGACTTCAAATTTACCTGTTGTCTTGTTTAATATATCTAATGCTAAAGTAAAAGTTTGCTTTTCCATTTTGCTTTTCCTTTCGTTATTAATAATGGAAACAAAAAAGACATAAGCTCATGATTAAAACGTTTTATCAGATCTTATATATCATAATTATAGTATATAATTATATTATATTTTTGGTAAGACTTTAGATTAAATTTGAAATTCGCTTAATAAAGGAGATAGCCATGTATACTATAAACATTTATCACTTATTTGATAAACTATCTGATGGAGTAAAGAATAATTATATTTGTGAGAATGATAAAGAATTATATAGATCTTTGCAAATTCAATTATCTAATGCTAATACTATAGAAGATGATAATGTAAACATTAACCTATTTAGATTCATTGATGAAGAATACCTTCCAGATGAGTTGGCTAATAGAACAAAACATATTGAAGATCTTATTATAGAACAGTGTAATTTTGATATTGATGAGAGCGAAATTCAAACTAATATCATCAATTATCTTATTGGTATGGATGGTCTTATCTATAATATGAAGGACTATAAATCTGTAATGATTAATAAAGATACTATTCGTTCTTTAGGAATACAGAAAATTTTCCAAGATCCAACAACTTATAGAAAAGATGCAGAAGCCGAATTGAATAAGAAATCTACTAAGACTAATATTCTTAAAGAAATTCAAAATCTCGTAATTCTTACTACAGTATATGAAATCTTAGAAGAAGATGCTGATAAAAAGAAAGATGAAATCGATGAGTATGCTGAAGAGAATATCAAAGAAAATTATATTAGTGAATTTGATATGATCTTAGATAAAATGGAAAGCCTATTCCCAGATGATGACGATATCGAAATTACTGGTGTAGAATATAATGGTAAGAAGATTACAACTGATGAATTCACACAAGAACTAAGCACTCATAGATATCCTGGTTATTATGAAAAACAAATTCCTATCGAAGATGCATTAGATGATACTTATGTAATCCATACAACAAGAGGAACTGTTATTAAGAAACCATCTACTGATATCTATGATATGGATATTACTATCGAAGCAAAAGAAAATTAAATATAATTATATACTATATTTATGATAGCATTATAAACTAGTGCGACTTCTACTCCACTACAGAAGTAAAATGTGGTTACTATAGGACGTTATTTCGCATATCAATCCTAGCAGTGTAAAAATGGTATGCAAAAGAATACTACTCAAAAGGTGTATTCTTTTTTTGTTTAAATTGTATTAAAACAAAAAGATGGAGTAGAGCTTAATTGCTCTACTCCCTTATTTTTTTAATCTTTAAAATCAGTTAAAATTTCATTAAGCATTCTTGGTTTAATACCTAAATCTTCTTGGCATTGACGAGCAGTTTCAATGAGAAGTTTATTCATTAAACCTTGAAGCATAGCAGATGGAACCATACGACCCATAACACCAGAGATTGTTAGGAATGCATTTACATATTCATCTTTTCTATAATCAGAGAATGCTTCATCACCTTTAGGAATGATATAAGAGTTTACACCTTTTAGAGCTTGGGAGAATACTAGCTTATCACCAATACCAAATTTATCATTTACTTCGATATAGAATTCAATACGAACACCATCGAGATGTTTTAACTTACCTTCTGCAGGAAGTTTGCTTGTGGATTCTAGAGTATACTCTTTATCTACACCATTCTTTTTCATGATCTTTTTAAGCTTATTAATCTTAGCATCATATGCTTTTACGATCTTTAATAGAGTAGGAGATAATTCTTCATCATCACAAGTTCTATAAATTTTAATATTAGTAATACGACCAGTCATCTTAGCTCTTACTGGCTTACGTCCTAAATCAGACAATCCTTCAGCATTATCATCTGTAATATTTTTCAATAATTCATTAGCTTCTTTTTCATCAAATGCGTCTTGGAAGATTAATAACGGATCACCTTCTTGAACAAAATCTCCAACTGATACCATATTATATACATTGGAGTTCTTATCAAGAGATACGTCTTTTTGAACGTCAACCTTAGATTCCAAAGCTTCGGAAATAGAGTTGTCTACTACACAAGAATCTTCATAACCTAAGTCAGTATTCATAATGGCAACTTTGGCTAAAGTACCCATATTATAAGATAGACCGAATGGATTACCGCCTTTTCCACCATTACCAATTGCATTAGAGTAAGATTGTTTATCATAAGCCACAATATCGTTACCTTCTAACTTTTGACCTACTTTAACAATCGGATCTAATTTTGTGGTAATATAGAAACCACCATCAGAGTTCTTTTGGATAGTTGTACGAAGATCTACATAATCTTTTTGTTTAGTTTTAGTATCTTCAATGATCATATAGTCTTTAGTAACTTCTTTTACTACAGCTTTTTCAAATGGGCATTTATATGCAAACTTATTAGAAGTTAGATATGGCAATGCTTCATCAGCACCAGTAGTAATAAGAGATGGCATAGATTTCTTAACCAACATTTGATGTTGAGATGTTTGAGTGAATGCCATTGCTGTACGGAATGGATCATCATGATTGATAGCTAATGGAGATAATGCTTCCATCATAGAGAATGTATTTAAGTTATTTAACTCTTCAGGTTTCTTAGGAGTGATAAAACCACGTTTATTTCGAACACCAGCATCAATAACTGTCTGTCTATTAATACCTACTGTAGATGCAAAGCCTGTAGAGATACCTAATACACCAAGCATAGATTTATCATAACCACGTTTATCAAGACCAAAAGATCTTTCAGAGTTCATACCTGATAAACCTTTAAATGTTACTTTAGAAGCTGTTTCTGCTTCAAGTAATGGTGTCAATGTGGATAAATCAGAAGAAGTTTGATCATGGGTAAGAATAGAATCAATAACAGCAGATCTCTTAGCAGAGAAAGTAGCTTGACCTTTGCTTCTCTTAATCATAGTTCTATAAGCACCAAATGCTTTGGCAAGCACTTGATATAGATGGCCAACAATAACTTCATTAGTTCTTAATCTATTACCAGTAATATCAGTATGGCGATTGAATTTATTATCAACTAATAAATCATTACCATAGATCATAAGATCTACATAGTTATCAGGAACGTTTAAAGTTTTACAAATTTCTTTTGTAATAGGATCTATCATTAAATCATAGAAGTTATCGAAACCATCAGCTTTAATTCTACCACCAAAGTCATCTAAGATATCTAACCACATATCTTTAGAATTGATTTGCTTAATAGAGTAATCATTAAAATCACATTGCATCAATCCATTCATAAGCATATTATGACCAGGATCATCAGAGTGGTATACTAGATAACCATCTTCGAATTTAATATAAGTATTTTCTCTAGATGGTCTTGTTTCTTGGAATTCATACTTGATTCCTACTCTATTTAATAATCTTTGTAATCCAATATTATAAGATAAAAGAACTACTACTGGAATCTTTGTATTCATAATAGAAGCTTCGGAATACATTAATCGTTTAGCCACAGATACACTTTGATATATCTTATCAAACTCACCAGATTTATCATGGGATCTTAAGATATTTAAAATACCCATATCAATACTTGTATCTATAAATGGAATCTTCTTACCATTTACTACATAGCATGCTAGATATTTATTAGCAAGCATTTCATCAGTTGCTTTGGATTCAGGAGATCCTGGTTTAAAGTAAGATTTATCGAATGGAATTTTAGATAACTCATCCATATTGAAGGAAATATAAGATCCATCTTTAAATTTGATCTTGGAATACATAGAAGCTAGATCAATGAATTCCATAGGAAGTTCGTATCTAATACAGATCTTTCTATTATCGCCATCGATAACTTTAATATCTTTACCTTCATATTTAGTTAAAGCTTTTACTAGCTTATTAATAATAGGTGAAGATTT